TTATTCGCACCGGCCATTGTCTCACCACTGAGACCCGCCGACAATCGCCCCAGCCTGACCATCCCGACCGTCTCATCGTCCGTGAGCAATTGTACACACGGCAGCAAGTCCAGAGGCTCATTCAAAATCCAGTCGTCTTCGATATGCATCCAGAGATTAGCCCGTTCCAACACCGCCGCAATGCCAAGGTTCATGTTGTTGCCAACACCCCCACGCTTTGAATCGCTGACAGTGATGGAATACGTATTACCAATGGCCTCCCGCAATGCACTGACATACTCAGGCCCGCTGCCGTCGTCAGCGATGTGGAATCCGATATTTGGATAGATAAGATTGGCCTTGACTGAGTTAATTGTCTCTATGGCTAACCTGAGCCGCCTGTACGTGATTATCAAAATGATGACTGGGGGATACAGAGTTTCATCGACCATATTATTTCCTGACTTCCCATACCGTTCTTGAAGCTGGACGCCCAGTGACCGGGAATGTGCCGATTGGGTTAACAGTGGTCGCGCCTAATGAATCCAATAGGCTTGCAACATCATTGTCAGTTTTCAATTGTTCAGGCCCCGGCCCATCGCCGTACAATTGGGTTTCAAAGAACAGGACTTCAGAATCACGTATCCATCTGGTGAGTGTAGAGCAAGCGAGTTCCCATCCAAAATCTCGAACAACATAAGGCCATGTTGAGAACATCATGACCACATCAAAAGGATATGGCCCATCAGGATTAATGCGAGGCTCTACAAGATTGTATTGGTGTAAATAAATCGATCCGAATGGAAATTTCGACCAGAGCTTCCGACCTATTTCAATAGAGTTTTCATCAGATCGAAAGCCACCTTGATCAAAGCCATGAGCGTTCATCCCTTCAGCCGCTGCCAGTGCCACAAAGTCACCCTGGAAGCAACCCAGATCAAGAAACGACTTCCCTTTCAACGGGAGTGTTAAATTCAACGATGCGCCCAGAGCGCCCAATACAGCGAGCCATCGCCGTGCCACTCTGGGAGTATCGAGCTGTCCATCTGGGCCATAAGTACCGGCTATGTGGCGCATGAGTAGGGCTGAATCGCTCCACGGCGACTTCTGAGGCGCTGTCTCAGTGAGTAAGTGCCCCTCTTGCCAGTCGATTGCATAGGGGTTGTTCCCGCGTGTGATGATGTTCGAGCCTTTTAGGTCACCATGACGAAGCCCACGTGCGCGAATCTCTGCCAGCATGAAGACACAGTTTCGCCGCCACGCCTCCATGTCGACTGGCGTCTCTGTGTCGCCCATGTCCTCTTGTTCAATGCCGTCAGTACCTTCCAGCAATAGCCGTGGCGTGTACCCACTATCTGCCATTGCCCGAAGGCACTGGCCTTCATTCATCAGAGCTTCGACGTTATGCCCATGCACATCAAGCCCAGCCCATTCGCCGGTCACACCAACCTCATGTTTGGCTTGCTTGATAATGATGGAGTCACCTGATCCCCCCACACTGCGAATCACGTCCATTCCGACATGGCCGCCTATTCTTGTTTCATTCATTGATTACCTCTTGCGTACCGCTCCCAGATTTCGTAATCCAATTCTCGCGGCGTTTTGCCACGCTGTTTGGCTTCGCGCAAAAATGCTTGCTCTAATTCTTCGTATCGAGCGCCCGCCTGTGGCGTTGACTTTGGGGCATCGTATCCAAGTGACCTGAGCCACTTCAAAACATGCGTGTCCAATGCGGCGCACATTGCATCTGGTCGAGTCCACAGGATAAAGAAACGGGCGGTCTTTGGCCCTATGCCATGAACGGCTTCAAGCTCTTGTATCGTGCAAGTCCGTGGGTCCAGCTTGATAAGGTCGGGGAAACATTTCATCAATCGACCATATGAGCCGGTGCGTTCACTACGAAGCCAATCATCAAGATCATCGCATTGAATGTGAGCATTGACGATATCAAATGGCATCTCATCAATCCTATTGCCCACAAGGGCAAGAACTTTCATCTCTGCAAAGTTCGCACTCTTCCCGGCGACCAGCACTGCATAGATAAGACGAGCTTGAAGCTCCCATAAAGACAATTCATTGGTAGTCATCAGCGATTGAGGCTATCCGTGAAGGCTTTGGAGAATCGGGCGTTGAACACCCCTGACCAGCCGCGTCTATACTTTGGCCGTTTGCCCAAGACCTCATCGCACGCCTGCTTAACACCTGGATACGATTCTGGCGCTGTGGTGCCATCGTAGTCATGAACGAAGATCAGTCCTTTCTTTTTCATGTTCGGCATCCAGGCTATAAGATCATTCTTAACCCCTGGATAACTGTGATCAGCATCGACAATGAGCAAATCAACATTGACTGCACGGTAGTTCTCGCCAGCTCGCTTTGACGGTGTATGAAGTTGAGCATGTTCAAGAATGGTAGGATCGCCCGTTGAATTGGCGAGCGCCTTAGCTTCCCAGTTGAGGTTTTCTTGATCATGATCTACCGTGAGCATGAAGCATTGCGGGCGTACTGCATAGACAGCGAGGCTCATGGTGCCTGATCCAGCGCCCAACATCACGACAGTGGGAACATCTGGCAGCGTGTCCATGACGGTCGCGAGCAACGCTATATCATCGGCGCAGGCCATTTGGCGAGAGGCCGCGAGCTTATAGGCTTCGGCCAACATTGTTTCAGTGGTCATTGCTTTCCATACCTTTCATGGAATGCTAAATCTAATTCATCCACCGGAACGCCACATAATAAACCACGTAAGCCATGATATATAGGCGAATTCTTTTCAGCCATCTCCATTTCTTTTACTGTCTGATAGTATTGACGCCGAAACAACCAATACTCATTATCGACCTTCATTAAGTCAAGGCTATAGACCTGAGCAACATAATTTATTCTAGCTGCAAATTCTCCTTCTTGATCTGTTGGTCTAAACATGGCTGCTGGACAAGCACCTAGCCATATTTTCTCAGCAGAGGCACAAAGATGACCCCAAGAAAATATGGCTAGGTTATTACTTGATTGTCTTGTGGCTTCCTCAAAAACCTGTTGGAATAGTGGCCCACAAGTTGTATCTCGTATATTGTCTTTTTTAGTGGTCATGATTGTCCTTCCCTAGTTGCTTCAAAAGGATTCCCTCTTTGTCTGTTTGTGGCTGTATGGCCCGGTCAAACCAGTTTTTAACAACCCAGTATTTTATAGACTCTGGCTCGCCTTCGTATGAATTAGGAGCCTCACCGCTTGTCAAACCAAGATGAATGCCATCGGCCCACGTGCGCCACGCGGCACATGAAGCGATCAGCGCCTCATACTCAGCAACAGGTATTTCCATCATGGGTTGGTCATTCGGGTTGGTAGTCATTGCTTCCCTCTTCGTCCATAGCTTCGATTCCTGCAAGGACGGCTCGTAGCAGGGCTTCGTAAGGGTCACAAGCATTTGACCCTGCTATTCCTTTACGGGTTGTTGCCTCAGATATTTGACATACAATCATCACGTCATCGACAGGACTAAATGTAACAGCCCACACCTTGCTGGATGTCCAAACCACCACCTTCATACCATCCAGCGCTGGAATCCAGTTGCGGCCTGTGCAGACACACCCTCTTCGTTCTTTGTGTGGCATAGCACCTGACCCGAAAGTATTAAATGGCCTCTCTGCTGATGCACAGAATGGGCAGATGCCTTGCAATTTATAGAAAGGCGCACTTTTGCACGGACAATCCCGCCTGCTCCCCGCCACCAGAGGCACGATGCCTGAGCCGAGGCATGTCAAGCAATCTGTAGAATGCAACCCTAGAAGCTGTACTGGAATTGCGCCTTCTGGCATGTAATTATTTTCAGGAAGACACGACTCGCAATAACTATCAGGGCCGCACGGACACGGCTTCTCTTTCGAGGCTAGCTCCAATTCCAACTTCTCGATTACAGCTTGTTGTTCTTTAGTGACCACGATTCCCTCCAATGTCCATGCGATCTTGCGTGGGCCTCAATGCTTCACTTCGCCGTATGTCCTTTTCTTCGGGCAATGGCTCGATGTTCCCCGCCTGGTATATGTCCCAATACTCTGGATGTTTTTTCACTCCCATAGGGAGAGCGCCATCTGTGGCCGGATGGCGCGTCCAGTAATCATGCCAAACGGCCATGCGATATCGAGCGAGCATGTTAATCTCGGATGTGAATAGCTTGTACCACTTGCCGCCCGACTCATAAGATTCAACGGCCAGCATTGGAACATCACGCCGATCCGTCACCACCGCTTGGTCAGGATCGCAGAGCACCTGCTGATACGCATCGGTCAGGATGACCAGGATTGTCCGTTCCCCTTCGCGTTTGATATCGAGAACCAGCCCAGCGATGAGGCCCGATAGCTCAACCCTGTCATAGACGTTCATGCCGTCTCTTTCAGCTTGGGCCATGTGGGTTGCTTCCAATTCGCCGTCAACTTATTACGAAGAGTCATCATCTCCGAATGGTATTGATTGCCACGGCTGAGGGTGTCGGACTGGTCATGCCGCCGGTATAGGTAAGGTGGTTCCTTCGACTCCACGCGCCGAAGATTCCCGGCCTTCCCTTTCGCGCCCAACATAATCGATACCAACATGGTGTCAGGCGCTCCTAGAGCTGATTCGACTGGAAAGCCACCATTCAAGCACCAGAGTTTCTTCGTGACCATTGCGGCATGGCACGCAAGGCTCTGAGTCTCGCCAGTGTCACTGTATTGAATATCCACATAGTAATATCCGACAGGATCATTGAATCGATTGAAGGCGTCAGAACAATCTTGCAAGCACCAGGGCCTGAGAATATCGTCACTGCCGAGCATGAATACCAACTCGTTCTGGGCCAACGCTACGCCGAAGTTGAAGGCATGAGCCACGCCAGAAAGCCAAGGCGTTTCGTAGTAATTGACACTGATGCCCTTCGGAGTCAAAGTCCATTCGATGGCCGTTCGTTCTTCAGGGGTCAAGTGAGCCTGGTCATCAACGATCATGACTTCAGACGGCTTGAATGTCTGGGCTGCAATGCTGTCAAGGCAGTCAAAGAGATAATCTCTATAGACCGGATTCGGGCCGATCGGCACCACGACACTGATCATGATTATTCGACCTTTTCGTAAGTAGCGTCGAAGATGTCAGGCTTGCAAGGGTATTTCTCACCCTTGATGCCTGTGATTATCCAATCCATAAGAGACACATGCAATGGCCCCTCAAGAGTATGAATGTGTGGTGAATCAGGGCACGAGTTTGCACAGCCGACACTACCCCTAGGTATCACGCCATCCACATTGTCGTCGGGATGAACGTACTGTTCTGCCTCTACGACAATAGGTTTCTTTCTGTATTTCATGATTCTCCTTGTCATATTCCAATCCCTGGTGCCCCTTCAGGATCGCCGCCACTTGCCAACATTTGATTAGCCTTTTCAACTTCATAGTCGGTTTTCAACTCTTCGATCACGTCGATCCATCCAAAGTTCCATATAGTCCAATCATAGCGTTCAGACTTCAATATCATGTTCTTATCTAAGATGTTGGGGTAGATGGCAGCACTTACAGTTATGTCAGGCCGAATTGCTTTGGCTATCATTTCCAACAATTCATACTTGGATATGACCGGCCCTTCGATATGGAGTATTCCAGTTATCGGATCGTCCAAGAGACGCACCAGTTGGCGCGCGACTGTGTCGACATACAGGCCATTCCAGAGCCACCGGCGAAAGCCCGGAACCGTCGCGCCTTGCGGCTGATCCAGCAACCATCTGAGCAACCCACGTTGCCCGAATCCGATGAATGAAGTCCTGACCGTGAGATGAGGCGCATAATCTATTTCGCCCATCAACTTCGAGTAACCATAGTGATCACTAGGTGTTGGCTCATCTGATTCGACATATGGCCCTTTGGTGCCGTCAAACACGCAATCTGTTGAGACTTGAATCAACCTTCTAGCAACGGCAGCTATCCTGTATGGAGCCAAGGCGTTTACTTCACCCATCCTCTTGGCACTGACATCATCACGCCCGCGCACGATGCCTGCGCAATTGATGACATTGGCCCCAGTCAAATTCATAATATCAGTAGTATCGCTGATATCCATCGCATATGATGGATATGGTAGCACCCTATAATAATCACTGGCATCGAGCGCCTTGACCACAGCCCGGCCCAGCATCCCTCTTGCCCCAGTCACGACAACATCAGTGTCTTGGTAAATCATTCGTTTGCCTCTTCGATCATTCCCTTCAACTCTTCGCTTTCAATCCAGTGGTCGGGCGTGTTGCTTGTATAGATATGAGCATCATCCCATGTTGTCGTTGGTGTGCGGCCTGGTGGATACAGCAACATTGTTTTGTCGATGCGTTCGGTCTGCCGGGCTTCGGTTGGCGAAAGCAAGTCCTCATGCACTTTCTCACCGCCCCGACCACCTACGATCGTTACAGTGAAATCTTTACTGCCTTCAAGGTCGGCCCTGGTCATGCCTGTTTCGAGTTCGGCGGCTGCATACGCCACCGTGAGCAAGTCAGTGGCTGCCAATCGGTTAATCATGATCGTGGCCCTATACTCTGCCGGGAATGACATCACGTTCGCGATCATGAGCACCGCGTCCGTGGCAGTTAGCCAAAACCTGGTCATGAGTGGATTCGTGACAATGAGATTACCTTGCCGGGCTTGCTCTCGGAAGATAGGGATCACTGATCCGGTGGAAGCGATGACATTGCCATACCGGACCAGATTGAAATACGTGTCTGACCAGCCATCAGCCTCTTGGAAAAGCCGTTCCATGATCCGCTTTGTCTGGCCATAGACGTTTTCAGGACTGCACGCTTTATCAGTGGAAATGCCAATGACCCGGCTCACATGGTTCTTAATGGCACTGATCGCGACGTTACGACTGCCATCAATGTTGGTTGCAATAGCTTCGCTGGGGAAATCTTCACATTGAGGAACGTACTTCAGGGCAGCGGCATGGATAACTACCTGGTGGCCCGCCATCGCGAGTTCAACGCGATCTGAATCACGCACGTCGCCCAAGATGTATGTGTGCTGTGGGAATTCGTGCCGCGCTACGGCGTGCTTGCCTTCGTCGCGACTGAAAACAGTGAACCTGACGTTTGGATGATTGGCCGCGAACCATCGCATTAAATGCTTGCCAAGGAACCCGGCCCCGCCAGTCATGAAGATTGACTGAATATCCCGTGTCTCATTCATAGCGATCTTCGCCTGAATCTAATCGCTATGTCGATTGGAGACTGATTATTATGACGAGCGTCATAAAGGATATTAGGAATTATGCTAAATGCATAGTCAAAAGGAACAGGTTTTACGTGCTGATCCAGAGTAGTGAGGGCGCGGAAGGTTTCTTCAACTTCCGTCTCTGAAAAATAAAACATGACCGACCAGTTGTACAACTGTGTGCGTAGGTCAAGCTGTGTGCGTAGCTTTGTCTCAAATGATGATGTCATATCGTTACCTCCCTTCGTAACTCCCTTTGTTGTGGTGGTCGGGCAGGCGGTAGGGAATACCGCTTTTCGCGTTGCAGGCGCTAGCCCAACTTCAAAAGGTTATCTCAAATATCTTGACCTTGCAACCACAACCTTATCACAGATAATGATTGATGGCAAACCCACACCCGACGCACACCTGCGCCACACCTACCAGGCCCCAGATCGTGAGATGATGGATACATCAAGCAAGTGAGGGAATTCAAATGATGAAGATGCTAGACACCACAAGCCACCTTTACAGCCCCGACGAAGCTATCCGCATCGCTGCCGACATGCAAACCGACGATGAAGATTGGGATTACCAAGTCGTCCACGACCCAACCGGAAAAGGGTATAGCTTCATTGAAATCTATGACAAAGATGGTGAATTCGTCGCCAAGGTTTAATCAACACAAAGAAAAGGAATGCACAAATGACGACTCGCACTGTCTATATGCCAGCAATTGAGCGCACAGTAACGTTGAAAGCCTATCTTAAAGCAATCAAGATCGCTAAGGCCAACCCGGACACTGAGTTCAAGCAAGGGTTGACTACATGGTGGCCCACGACTGGAAAAGAAATAATGCAGCAATTTCGACGCGGAATGAATGACCGTATTAATCAGGGCATCCCATACAACAATCGTGGAGTCTAATCCTAAACAAAAGAGGGGCAGCCCAACAGCTGCCCCTCTTCTTTTACTCCATCATGATCCTGACTCTAGGCAGGCAAGTTCCAATCGCTGAACAGGCTCGGTCCAGTCCTCGAAGTCTCGCCACCATCAACGAAGTATGGCGAATCAGGGAATGGCTCGCGGGTGTGCTGCAATGGCGCGTAACGCACGTTCTGAAGTCGCCCGGCCAACTGTGGCGTGAGTAAGATCACTCTCGGCTCGATCTTCGACACCCATTGGTTACACCAGTTCAACGGCGGTTTCTTGTGCCACAGGAACCGGCCACCGTCCGTCCAGAAATCGTCACCCAGGCGTCCATCAGCCACCGCTACCATTGCGCCCTGGTTATAGTCCAGGTACTGCATGAATGTCGATGCCTGACCGCCCCTGATAGTCAAGGGGATGAAATAGATGTCGGACGCGAACTGACCGGCCAGAATGTTAACGTTGTCAGCGTCCGTCTCTTCCTCGATTCCATCATCCTGGATGACCGGAACCTGAATTCCGTCGATCAAGAGATAACTACCGCCTCTCATCGTGTCTCTGAGGTTGATCTGATCGGCTGCATCCACAACCACACGCTCTTGACCGTTGGCGTCTCGGAACGCGCATCGGTATGTCAAGTATGAACAAGGCCAGACTGCCGTGATCTCAAAGAAGAGTTCAGGCCGCATCGTGATTGCCCACGTGGTTGGGTCAAAGTTCATCCTGGTGGCATTGTGCCGGAGGAACCGATTCATGTAGGTCAAGACCTCCACAATGTCAGTCCCGTTGGCTACCTCATCCACCAGACCATAGTTGAAATCTTTGATATCGCTATCGAGCGAAGGGCAGTTCGTGCCCGTGATGGCATCCACTTTGTTCGTGCCGATCAAGATATCAAGGCCCGGAAATTCGGCATATCCGCCACCGGCAGTGTTGTTGGCCGGATTGCCAGTGTACAACTGCCGTATGAGCTTATTCTGGAAGCTGACCCCGACCTCAACAAATGCCATCAGGACTTCGCGCCTGAGATCGGGAGTACCGGCGATGTTTTGCTGAAGCAAGCCGCCTTCCGGCTGAAGCAACGGATCGTTCAGCACTCGCAAATCAAGAAACTCGCCCCTGTCGGTCTGTTGACCAACGCGGTTAATCTCAATCTCTTTCGTCATGAAGCTGTACCGCCCGAACTGGGCCGTCTGGATACATGACTTGGTAGGCCCGGCGATCATGGGATCGTCGCAAACCCCGTCAGGATCACTGCCTGTGTTGTCCTGAAAGCCTGTCAGGTATCCGAAGAGAGGATTCATACGCATCGAGCCTTGCGCGGGAAGCATCCCGGCCAAGCCTTGCGGCTGAATCCGTGTGCTAATGATGTCACGTTCCAGGCCGCTAACGCCAAAGATGCCGCCCGGCCCATGCATATAGTTGGTCGTGGGGGTTCCGGTTGGCGTGGTGTGTTTCCAACCAGTGGTTGACTTGGCCCTCATTCGTGCTTCGATTTCTTCAACGAAGGCGTCAAGCACGCCGCTTTGTTTGGTGGTCATGAATTACCTCCGACAGTAATTAAGAAAACCTGTTTGGATGGATATTAACTGACTGTTTACGTGCCGGTCGCGGGGCCGGCCACCTGCTCAACAACTTCATTGAAAAAGTCATACGCCGGTCCTTCTTTGGCCGCGTCACCATCTTTGTCAACAATGTTGTCGCCAGACGATGACGCTTTGTATCCACCGTTGGTGCTGCCCACCTTGACTTGCGGAGCCATCTTCGCGGCTATCTTTTCGTCATCGGTCTTTTCAAGAAGGTCAAGGCGAGCTTTCACACCCGTGACCTCTTCCTTGATTGAATCCACGCCTTCGGTCAAAGCTGTAAACGCTGGCAATGCTGCCAGCGCCTTGGCTGCCTCTTCGCCCAACTGCTTGTAATCGATAGCTCCGGTCGGGGTGTCGGCTCCGTCTTCTTTTCCGTCGAAGAGATCAAGTCCTTTGTACTCGACTCCCAGGCGATCGAGTTCAGCCACCAAGTCTTTGGAATTCCCCTCGAACTTGGCAACGATATCTTCACCTATCATGCCGACAAGTGTTTCACGTTTGTCTTTATTGAAACCCATTTCGCCTAGCTCCTTTTTCAGCATTGCTATCCCGGTCCAGACATTCGCGGCTGCCCGCATAGGCAATGGACTTAATTCAAAGTCTCGATACCATCCGATGATACCGTTTTTCTCGTCAGAGTGCAAATAGTGATACCCGTGAGAGACGCCCCAATCCTTCTGGTCAGAGATGGCTTTCGCCGCATCTTCAAAGCCTGGATCGATAGTGCCACTATGCATCAGAAGGCCATCAGAGTAATCAACCCAGTCAGCTTGACCCCAACGTGTGCCGGGTTGATGCCACAGCCATAGCTCAGGGAATTTGCCGCCTTCGTCCAGATATTCCACATAATCCTTGTGAGCGCTATCCTCGAAGATTTCAGGTGGGTTGTCTCGATCCCTGAACTTATTGGAGGTCCAGGCAAACCATCGCCACTGATCATTCATGTCCTTGAACGTGACGAACGATTGACCAGGCTCGATCGTTAAATCGCTGCCAGTGGTCGCGGGGGTTGTTCCTCGCACGGTCGCGAGCACGGTCGCGAGCTTCGATAGCAACGTAGCTTTCAGGCTTCGAGGCACCGTGATCGTGATTGTTGTTTCCTCCACCGGTTTCGGTTTTGGCTCTACGTTTGAGGGTAATGGGCCGCCCTCTGACGGTTTGTCGCTGATGTCGCTTTGACCCTCTGGCATATCGACCACCACGACCGGAATCGGGATCATGGACGTGGGCCGCACTCGTTCTTTCCATTGATTTGACAAGCCGTTGGGAACAATGGGTTCAGGTGAGCTTTGAACCACGACACACCCGGAAGGCGCGATGTACCACTGACAATTCGCACAGGCTTTCTCTGCCGTGCCGCCCAGTGTGTTGTAGTTTGCAAACTCTTGGGTAATCTGACGATCATAGACATCCCAGAGTTCCATACGGTCATCGGTATAGACTTTGGAATCGGACTGTTTGTCTTCAGCCACAATATCACGTTCCTTTATAGCACTGTTCGCAACTGCGAAGGCGCTTGACTCTCATGTCGCGACGTCGCCGCCATCACGACGGCAATCGGCAAACCGACTATTCCAAACACTGACCCACGTTTCCCTGACTTCGAGGGATCGATCAATCACGTTAGTCGGGAGTTCAGGATCGCCAGGGCCGCTGAATGGCATTCATTACCTCACGAACGCTTCCATGATGGAAAATACTCTTTTGTTAAGTTCATTTTCAAGCACTCGATCCAAATCGTCAACCCCTTTCCATCCAGCCTGTGGGAACATCTTGACAACTTCCTTGGGAGTTCCCTGAACAAACCTGTTATATGGCGCGATATTCGAGTTGCTCCCAACGATCCCGACCATGCGGCTACCGCTTACCTGGACAGTGCTTGACCACGAGCGCTTCAGCGTTCCGGTTCTTCGGTAATTGGATTTTGTCAGGCGTTGGGCTGGATACCTCGCGATGAACCTCTGGCCATTGGCTGTGGTCGCGATCATCGCGGCTTTCAGGTCTCGTGTTAATTTTAGCCGATCAAGACGCCCACGACCCCGTGTGTCAATTGGGATGACCCTGATTTGTGTCTGTGCCATTGTCTTAGAAGGTCTCTCTCCATGACAGTGAGCCTTCGACATCAACGGCTGAAACACCGCCAATCGGACGTGCTGCTAAAACAATCTCGTCGGGAGTGCCGATTATACTCGCACCCAATAGCAATGCATTCTCCAGAGCTACTTGTTCAGAGCCACCACCTTGGTTTCCGCCCCCTGTTTCGAGGTATCCGCCTGCGATGACACTGCCATTCGTCACCACATTAGCAGTAGCTCCCAACGCGAATTCTATGGCGCTATTTGCCAGACCATTATAAGTGAATGCTCCCGCTATATCAGGGTTCCACACCAGAACCCACTCAATAAATTCTGCCGCTGTTTGAATTTGCAAAGCATTATTTATCATCCGGACTGTGGCCCCAAAGTGTGTGGATTTAAGTCGAAGGCCTACCAATGCATAAAGAGTGTTTTCAACGGCTGTCACGACTGCCGCGCCTCCCGTAGAGACGTGCCGGACTGTTCCAACATCGTCTGTGCCACCTTCTGAGATCACGGCTGAACAGATCGCACGCATAGAACAAATGCCAGAATCGGCAGTCGTGATCATCTGATATCTGAGAGGAAGATTAGGAGTAGATGCCCAGGGAGTCGTGAGAACGTTTCCCACCTCGAAATTATGAACGTATCGGATCATGTTGCCAAATTTGATCCCGAATCTAACACGTCCTTGCGAAAACCATTCAAAATCAAAAACAAATATCAGGCCTTTTGTGAAATCAACAGTCAGACCTGATACGCCGTTCCCGTCCATCGCGTCAACATTCCAATTGGCTTGCGTGAAAGTTGTGTCAATGGGGGTTCCAGTATCGTTTGAGCGCACAGTCACGCCAATGACACCCGCGTCGGATTCGAAGAATATGCCGTTGTCGTCATCAAAGTAGCCGATCCGCCGTTCGCAACCTGTCAGTACCGCGCTAGCAAGTTCTAGCACGCCAGTGATTTCAATATAGTGAGACTTACCAGGTTGATAATTGAATCGGCGGAACGTCTGACGGGTGAATACTCCCGCCGTGGCGTCAGAGCTAACTATATCGAGGTATGGCTTTGCTGGGGTCGGAGTGCTTGAAGCAATGCCAGCGCCTGATTCAAGGGCTTCATCCCAGAATAATGGCTGCTTGTCGGACCCAAGTAATTTGGAATCGAATACTGTTTTAGGTTCGGACGTGCGCCACCGCCCCGAAGCATCTGCGGAAGCGGTATCGCCCATCTGGATTTCAAGAGGGGCAGCAGACTTTACGAATACATCCCCAGCGATCCTGACAATGGTTTGCGCAAACTTAGGCAATCCACTAACCATTATTCATCCTTCCCTCTGTCATCCGTTCAGGCATTAGTTGGCGGCTTCCGCCGTGGGTTGCGGGATGTCAGCGAAACAAGACACATCAACGCGCTCGCGCAAATACTTCGGGAAAGCCCTCTTGACATCCTCGCGCAAAGGGTGATCGCATTCGGCGGCCAGCATCATGATCTTGCCTTCGACGGTCGTGAGCTTCAGATGCACTGGCGCTGCCACTTTCAGGAGTTGCTTGATTTCATTCTCAACAACGCTCCTGACGGCACTGATCTTGGTTCCGGTTTCGGGATGCGCCATTGCTTCCAGGGTATCGAGTTGTTCCGTGAGCAATGTCCAATCGGCAGTCACGATCATGTGCTGATTGATCGTTGCGGCCAAACGGTCAATGGATTTGATCGGAATCTGCGCACGTGATCCTGACCGGAGTAGATCATGGATCAAGTCCTCGTTTTCCTGGTCAATGGTTTCCTGGTCAGGGTCGGTCATCGTGTGTGTCCTTTCTGTGGTCGAGTGGGAGTGCTTGTTATACCCGAACGGCCCCAACGGGTGATTGGGGCCTCTCGTTGTGACTTTGCATCAATTCGTTCTCCAACCATCTGACGAAACCACTCTACTGCTTCGTCAGGGGTCGCGGCCCTACCGAAAGACCTTGATTCTCCAACAGTGTCCAGGATCGCGTCTACCTCATCGATATTCATTGCCTCATGTTCGCCTGTGCTATCGAAGAAGTTCTGGATCGTCTTTTTGTTTGCTGCCATGATATTGCTCCTATACGACTGTGCCGATAGCAATACTTCGGATCACGCCGCCATCGTTTACAAAGACCGTCACAACGTCGTCTGCCGGTGTCCACCGAAAGGTTAGGAAATTGGCATCCAAGGCGGCAGCTACAGGAAGGGTGATATCGGCTCGCTGCGCCCAGAACGGCGTTGTTTCCGTGGCTGTGGGTTCGGCGTACGCGACAGTCAGGCGTGTATTCCCTACAGTATCCAAACTTCTTATAATTACTCTCTGCGCAACGGGATCAGTTGCCGAGGCATTTGCTAAGAGCAACAACGATCCTCCTGCCATGCCGACGATAGCAGAAACAGTGGTTAAGTTGTTGGAGTCAATATCGACTGACCCTGCAGGCGAAAGCGTCAAATCCCCCGCCGTCGTACTAATCATAGTGGCTTCTTGGAACGCAAGGGCTCCGGCAGTCCAAAGTGCTCTAAACACCCCACCAATACGAAAAGCCATTCTATCGTCGGCGTGACTGTAGAAAATCCCTGCTGCTATATTTGAGTCCTCATCAGCAAATATGAAACCCTGTTGGGTTTCAGTATTTGGCCCAAGAATCGTCACCGTTCGACCTAGACCTTGAAATAGATGTTCAAGAATAAGACCGGAATCAGCTCGAGCCGCCACAACACCGGCAGTTCCAAACCATAGGTGTAGTCCATTATCCGCAGGAGGTGCACCGGCTCCAAACGCTACCATAAGTCCGTTGGAACTCCCTGCAAATTGAATCGCGGGTGCGTCATCATCTATGAAGCCCAACATAACCGCTGAATCAAAATCACGATCTACCACGGCATATTGAGCATCCACAATGCCATCAAACAGGCCCAGGTTCTGACCAACGATCCCGATCCCGATAGCCACTACCGGGACATTCACGGCCCCGCCGACTGGCAAGCCGCCCATCAGCAAGTTGGCGTCAGGATCGGACGTGTCCCACACCCAGCAGAATTCGTCACCATCGCCAAAGCAGATGGGAATATCACTGCCGGGATTCGGCGGCGGTTGTTGAACTATGTTTTGACCAAAGCGTGGCAGCATTGTCATTAGTCGCTCCGTTTCTGGATCGTCTGGGCCTTCTGAACGATTCGAGGCCGAAAAACAACCCGTTGAATCTCTTGTCCGTACTTCGGAAGTGCCATCAATGATTCCTTTCTATCTACCGCCAATCGCGTTGTCATCAGTGCCGACAGGCAACCGAGCGCAGCGGCAACCGATGTGCGTTCCTGTTACTGGCCGTGGGCCTGAATCGATGGGGAATTGTTGACCGTCGAGGGGTCGGCAAATATCGTCAACACGCGCGTCCCTGACAGTCTGCCACTCTTCAGTCGTGATCCCGGCTGACTTGTGAGCTAACAAGTTGCCCTGATCAAATATGAGTGTCGATTCATTGGCCGCAATGAGCTGTGCCCGACTCTTGCTAAACATCGGTTCGATCGCGTCTACCAGGCTTGGCAATCCTCGACGCCCAAGACCTGACTCTTGCCAGCTCACGACCGCCTTATTGAGATTGCTTCGAGTGGTCTGTGAAAGCTGTTGCCACCATTCGTTCGAGTACCGGCGCGAGAAATCAAGAACAGCTTCATTGACCAAATCCATATCGACAGCTAGCCCAAGATCGAGATTGAATTGAGCCGCCGCCAGCGCCCCAGTCCGGGCATTTTTCATACCTACCAGGACCATACGTGTACGGAAGGTTTCCCAGAATTCAGGATTGGTCAACAGGTCATTGGGATTCTTTGAACCGAACGGGATCAATGCTTTTCGCCCGATCAGTTTCTTGGCGTCAGTGAAGGTCAATGCAAGGGCTTGCTCTAACTCTTGGGCAAAAACCTCTTCGGCCTCTAACCGTTCCTCTTCCGCAAAGTCAGATGGTGTCTCAATGGCTTTGGCAGTGTAACCAGGCTCGCCCTTCTTGGGCTTCTTCTTTCGTCGGCGTCTCGTGTTGCGTCGTTTCTCCGCCCGTTCGTCGTCTGGGGCCACAATGTCAGGGGTTATATCACTGCCATCTTGAAGCGAATCAAAGACCTCTTGGCTCATGAGGCCAAGATCAAGCATTATCTGACGCGCTGCGTCAGGTGTCAGGATTTCGCTAGCCACATGCTCATCCAGGGTTTCGCCCCAGACGGCTGCCATTTCGGCCTCTTCGGTTTTCCCTTCGTTGTCCTGTTCGTCATAACTGAAAGTGACATTGCTCGGTATCAAGCCCTGGAAGTTGAAGGAATATTCCAGCATTTTCATGAAGAACGCCGGGCCTTTGCCGCGTGATTTCTGATGCAGGATTCTCGATTGCGAACTACTCCCCAAATTACCCCCAGGCAGCGGCGCGAAGTCTTGATAGTCAGCACCAAAGCCCAGAGCCAGTTGATTGATGTACCACTTCATGGCCTCTTCAATATCAAAGCCGTCTGGCAATGTCTTCAAGTCGATCTGCGCGGTCGTGACGGTCGCGGTCGGATCGAGAGACGCGAGCACAAGTGGAACGATCCATCGAGTCATGCCTTTTTGGGCTTGATTCAGCTTGTGCTGTTCCATCGCGTCCGTGATGGCTGACGTAGATATACCACTTACCAGATGAATGGCAGTAGGATTGTTGCCGCTGACCTTTTCATTCTGGTAAACGCTGACATCTCTCAAGTATTGAGCCGCTCTGAGAACCCGTGAGACAGCACAGAGCTGCATACCGTTCATGCTTTCGATCGGCGAAGGAAATTCAGTCAGTGGCGCGACTTGATACCAGGCCATCTTGTGAATCACGCCCTTGCGATCCCAATAGTTGACCGGGAATTCAGGGTCGCCGGTCCTGCGACACTTGCCAGCGTCCAGATGGCCTAACCCCAGGATGGCTGATGTTGGCGAATCGCTTTCTCGAATGATCTCAATGAAAGCGCCATTGTCCTGAGAGAACAGGTCTGTCGCGATCTTGACAATGAAGGACTGCCAGCCAGCGCCCAAATCCGCTGTGTGAAGCAAGTGTTGAACAGCCTCTACTGTAGATGGTGGCCCTTCGAGCGTCCAGGAGAAAGCGGCATTGCGGATAGCGATTGAATAGAGCGCGGACGCCAGAATGGGTTCAGTCGGCCAGAACGAACGCAATTCGCGATCTCTTCTGGCGGGATTACTGCCCCAGGGCGTGAAGCTGTCCGCGACTGTCGCGAGTTCAATCACGAGGCTGCCAGCCGCGCCGGACGAAGGGAACGTACCGTTCAGCCCAGGTTGTTGGACTGATTTATCTATAACTCTTTTTTCGAGTACCATTGGCTTTGCCATCTGCCTCAGTATTTGCTCAATTTCAGGATAACTTTTCCGTGAAATAGTGTCAAGCAACGCAACAGAAAAGCCCCTCATTGTTAGCGAGACAATGAGGGGCTTCCTGGAAAGGATCACCATTGACAATCCGCCAGCATCAAACGGAAGTCCAGGTGCGTGGCTATTTTATCGCTTTCGGTGGGGTTTAGTCAACAGGCCGAACCACGTCGACGCCCACACCACGAACCAGAAGAGTGCCGATTCTCGGGGCAAAGTTTCATGCAAATTATGGACTGCAACGACTAACATTCTATTTTGCCCTCCAAGAGTGTTGGCCCAAACGTCATGGCACTTTTGAATCTGTGGCGGCATCGGTGTCTTTGGTTCATTCATATCGCTTCCTTTTAGCAAATGAATCCAAACCAACAAGAAATCCATCCGTTACAATGAGGACATTTTGTCGATTCATATGGGTATCTTCTTGGTTCCTTGAAAACAATTACACCAGTCTTTGAACAATCAAAACAGACGTAATACCAAGATTCCATAACATCACCTTTCCATTTAGTCAAATGGCTATTTATCTATAAACCTATATCATCAGTTTGAAACCTTTCACCCTCAAAGCTGCATCGGGAGTGTCACGCGCTGCGTGAGACTTACGAACGCATGCGCTGCTTCCAGAGGGACAACGGCGTTTCCAAGGGCGCGTAGCCTGTCCACCCTGTTGGGAGTCCCATCAGCCATTCGACAAACAGCGGGTTCAAGCGACGGCATTTCGGCGAGCACTCGTGCCCATCCTTCGAGGTCGTTTGGATGGGGAGGGAAAGCGAGGCTGCAATCAAGAGCGGCATTCCGACTCCGTTCCCGTTGTGATGCTTCTCTTTCAAATCCCAGCGCCTCGCCATCCATGTCTCCGGCGACTCCCCGTCTTGAGACACCCTCGCATTCGGTGTCGGCCACTGGCTCGCCGTTGTTCCTAGAAGTATGCCCCTCTTGCCGTCTGGGGTTTGCTTCCCTCGAACCCCGTCGCCCGTATTCGGTGTCGGCCACATCACCACCTGATCTTCTAGCCTCGATCGGTGATTCTCCCTGACATTCCCGTTGAATCCATTGTTCGCTACTCGCGGTGTTCCCCAGTATAAAAACCCGTTCCCGCCTGTGGCTGGCCCCGACTTCCGCCGCAGTGAAGCAACCCCATTCCGCATCGAACCCTGCTTCGGCCAGCTCTCCGAGAACGCCACCGAGTCCAGCGTGAACAAGAAGGCCTGGAACGTTTTCCAAGAAGACGACTCCGGGTCGTACCTCGCGTATGATTCGGATGATGTCGCTCCATATCCATCGCTCGTCTTCAGTTCCTTTTCGCTTGCCTGCTGTGGACCAGGGCTGACACGGGAATCCCGCAGCGACAATATCCACTGTTCCACGCCACGCTGCGCCGTCAAAGGTCGTGAGGTCGTCCCAGATAGGAGCGTCGTCCATGCTCTTGTCTTCCATCCGCGCCACGAGAAGGGCCGCAACGCTGGCTTCCCGCTCAACGTGACATACAACCCTGAATCCGGGGACGACGAGGCTGAGTCCGAGTTCAAGGCCCCCGATTCCTGAACAGAGGCTAAGGCAGTTGACGGTACGTGTAGCCACATTCATTTGTCCTTCATTATCCATTTCATATAAACCTATATCAGCAATCTCAAACATTCGTAGCTCGCCATCGACAGACAAACCGCGAGATCGATCTTGCGGCGTTCTGATTTCTTCACCAGACGCATTTTGGTATCCTCTGACTTGCCAACTTTGGCATTGGCGTTAGTTAGATGTTCACGAAGATCAGGATTGCCGTCATGTCTTATCCGACCATGAACAATCATTGTATAAAGGTCACTATCTGAGATCAATCGATTCTGGACTTGGCCGAAAACGCGCGTCCACGCAACGCCTTCTTGCATCAACCGAGTACACATATCGTGAAGTTGAAATTGATCATACGCGACTTCGACTACATTGAAGTTGGCACACAATTCCCTGACAGCAGCTTCAGGGCCTCTATAATCTATCTGACCACCTGGTGGCGGGTCCCACTTCCTGACAGCTCTCACAGCTATTCCAGGTTCTTGATCTGATGTGCGGTCAGGATCGCGGCTAACCATGACCAAGCCAAAACAATCTTTGGTGACCGCAGCATCCAGAGCAATCACCATCGGAGTCCGATCGCCGGGCACCAGGGGCAATGGATTGATCAGACCATCCCACCACTCAATGGGAATGAATGCCGATTCAGCACTCACCCATTCATCCGAATGTAACCGGGCCATCTGGCTTGGCGTCTGGGTAGCGGCCTCTGAAGCGTAATAAACTGCCCCTCGTTCCCCTTTCTGCCAAGGCATACGCCGGGCCACGACCCCATGATCCCAGTACGCGAACATGCCAGCGGCCTCATTCACGTAGCACGGCACGAGGCTATCAGGATTGGGCGCTTCCTCGAACGCTGACAGATCGCCCAGCTCGCCAGCCGTGAGTTGACGTCCGTTCAACACGACCGACTCATAAAGGCCATAGAGTAGTTCTGATTCCCCTTCATATCCCGCATAGGTTTCGATCAGCCGGATGGAGTCAGGCCTCGTCGGACTTGGGGCCATTTCTGCCCAGAATCTGAGATCACCCGTGTGGATGAAACCCCACAGCTCTGTGAAGATCGTGAGTATCGGATTGCCGCCCGCTTCGCCCGTGTAGTCCGTCGCGATCGCCTTGACCTGCGTTCCGGTGTTGAGGCATGTCAGCTTTTTCATGCCCGTTTGCCATCGACCAGGCAACAGTTTCTTGTTGAGTTGAAACCCCGGTTCCATCTCGATACTGTCCTTCATGGCTTTGAAGCCGCGTCCTTGAGCCTGGTCAGCATCATTGCCGACGCAAAGGACTTCACCGAAGCGTTGCCATGTTTCGGCAGCCCATCGACCAATACCTCCCGCGATCGTGGTTTTGCCCGACTTTTTGACACTGCTATACATCACGGTCGTGAAGGGCAGCCGTCCTTTCGAGTTCCGAGTGAAGGCATAATTCAGCACGGCTTTCTGGTGAGGCATGAGTTTGATCGGCTGCCCCGTGTCCTCAATCCTGAAGTTCTCTTCGAGCCATTCCACCAGTGGAGGATAGTAGCCTTCGTTTAGCTTGGCCTTGAGTTGTTTTTGAAGGCGTTCAAGCGTTGCCTGTGGCAATGTCGTTAGCTTCGATAATTGCACCGACGATTTCGTTAAGTCGTTTAAGTTCATCAGGACTCATCTCTGACAAATCTATGTCATATTCTTCAGGTTGTGGAAGGTTCAGCGTCAATGGGTTCTCTGCCGTTCCGACAGCATTATCAAGGCCGTACAGTTCACGGATGCCTTTGACGGCACGAAGGATGAGTTCAGCCGATCTGGGATCAGGATCAGTCGCCGGTGGCAGCTCATCAGGATCATCAGGTTTGCTCAATTTCCAACCAGTGCCCTTGGCCCAGTGTGCATGGATGATCGATTCCAATCGAGCGTGCTGAAGCTCTTTCATGCCATCTATTTCGTGGGTTCGTGTGACCGCCCAGTCGTCCAGGACTTTATGCCAATCTCTATTCACCTGGACGTGTGAAATCTTGATGCCCTGAGCATTCAGATGGGCCATTATCTCCCGGTCTGTCATGCCGATTTTCTTCAGCGCCACCACTTGATGGCGTCGTTCCTCAATGTTGATTTGTTGGATAGGTGTCACTGTCATGCGTTACCTCCCTTGTGTTACCCATTTGGACTATAGCTCCGTCTATTCCTGGTTTCTTCCCTCAGTGAAAGAGTTGCCCTCGTGATCACAGCTTTCAAATATTTGATCTCTGATTCAGTCACTCCCAATTTCTCAACAATGGCATTGGCGATAGCATCCCGTAACTGCTTTGTCAATGGAACGCTGTTCCTGATGGAATACTTTCGCATTGCTTCGACCAAATCTGAGGGCCACGGAAACCCGTTGGCCGCAAAGACAGTGACGAGCTGATATTTATAGCCATTGTTTCGCATGCCCCAAGTTGCCAGTTCGACTGCAAATTCAAAATCTATGGCCTGTGGGCAGACTTGGGACATCCAGAGTAACGGAAGGCAATAGATAGTTGCTCTGTAACGTTCGGGGACAGCTGCGTCGCGCCTTCCGTTACTTTCCAGTCCCTGAGTTCGGACGCCACGCCCTTTCTTGAAACCACAGACCTGACATTCCCGTTGGAAGGGTAGTGACCCTTGGGCCATCTCTCCGCCGCATTCTGGGCACAATTCGGTATTCATTATCTTGACCGAAAAGGTTCTGGGATTGTCGAAGCGACATGGAACAGTTTGAATGCTAGACAAGGCTGCATCCCATGGGCCATATTATCAGGCATGATGCAACGGCCAGTTTCTGGATCGTGATCGCGGAAGTAATCACCACATTCACCCACATTGAAATCAATTAGTTTGTATCGGGGTTCCATGATATCTGCCGGTGGTTTCCAGAATCCCAGTTGACCTTTGCAAGCGATAGGCGTTTCATAGGCCATTGGATACATCAGGTTGAAGGCCCAATGACCATCCTGATTGGCCCAATCACTATCACTGTCTTGGGTATCGTCCATGATCGTTACTTCGCCAATGATCGCGCCGAAGGCCAAGTCAGCTTTGGATGGAATAACAATGTCGCTATCCGCAACAAGAATTCCACTATCCTGAAAGTTCGAGCTGTCATATCGGAGCGACGCATGAACATAAATGCGTTGAGGGACAACGAATGACCTTGGCAATCGCCATACACGATTCTCAACGTCTTTGAGGGGATAGTTGGGCCGCTCCGGGTCGGGCGTCACGATGAGCCACGCCCAAGGTTGCAAAAGACTGAGAGCTTTCATGGCTTCCTTTCTTTTGGCTCTATGGGCCAAACGTCCCAAACCTCTTCGATGATAGCGGCCATGGCAACCCAACCCATATCTTCGAGGATGATATGAACGCTGTGGTCAATCGATGCTGCTACGTGCATTCGGCCTGTATCATCCAACACAACTTCACCACCGGTTACCAGTGTGCGAAAGTCATCAGCAGTTAACTTGATTCTGATTTGTGTCATCTGGAATCCTGATGGCCGCTCGGCAATGCTGGCTGAAAGGGGTCGATCTCTGTGGCCCCGGCCATGAGTTGTGGCAGCACTGCCTCAGCCACTGTTTGATGGCCTTGTTCGCCACTTATTAACTGATACGGCAGCATCTCAGTCTCAAAGTCAGCAATGCCAAAGCTGATGATTTCTAGTTTCCATTTCATCCACCAATAGAGCATTCTTGATGCTTGACGTTCGCCCTGGTCATCTATTGTTAGGGCCTGAACTTCGATCTGATAAACGTTCAGATGGCCCACGAAGTCAGGGCGAGCGAATGTCAACGACAGTTTCCCTTTCGCTCTTACAGTGTTCTGAACATCGCGAACATCGTATTTTCTCAATAGACGCCTAACATCAGCCTGTGATTTATCCATCGTGACCTTCGTGTTTCGATAGGGAGTTTGCTTCAGTGGGATGTCGGCGTTATAGTTTGTCATATTCGCCATCCGACCGCTTTCCGAGCGTCCGAGCTGACGGCATCCACCACATACTCCCTGAGAGTCTGGATTATTGCCGCCTCTGGGTCGCTCCCGAACTCGTCGCGTATGAACTCTACATCATCGCCGGTGAATGTCAGGGTCAGTGACCCACAAAGCTCGATGCTTCTCACACGTTCCGGGGTGTAGCTAATCAACCCGTGCTTCACTAACTTGTCACGGTGGTACACCACCACAGAAACGGAAGACAATGGAATACCTTTCTTGATGTCTCGCGTTGATGGTGAATAGCCGTTTTGCTTGATGAAGTCGCAGATGAATGCGTAGGTTTTCTTCATGCTTGGATTGAGGTCGTTTAGTGCCATTGATGCTGTCCTTTCGTGAATGGTTTATTCCGGGGATTGCCTGATTCTTAAATCTTCGGGCCAATGCTGCATGTTACCGCCTTTGGGGTCGTTCTTGATGCCGTTCTCTTTCGCCCAGACAGAACCCATCTGTTTGACGAACACAGCGACACCAGCCACCTTGCACTGCGCGACGGTGGAGCGCGCCCACTCGATGTCGAAAGGCCGTGCTCTCGGCCCGGACTCGCCGCCAATGATGATGTGGTCAAGAGAGGGTTGCGGTATCCAGCCTTGAGGTCCGCCCGATTCATACCCCGCGTCAAGATAATCAGAAAGCTCAACCCTCTTCAGCGCAGGCTCGTAGCTCACACCGCGCACGGCGGCTGGCGTCTGCATTAGAAACGGCAAGCGCTTGTCTGCCCAGTATTGGTTCTCGACAGAGACATACAGGTGGACGTTGGAGAAGGGCCAGATACTCGTAGGATCGTAGGCTTCGTGGTCAAGCCCATACCAGTCAGCTAATGCCTCGCTAACTCTATCTGCTCTCGTTCTAAAGGCTTGACTATAGGCAAACCATTGGACCATCCGCTCAGGCCGCTTGGTGAGTATCTGAAACGTGTGCTGAGGGGCCAGAGCCATCACCGCGAACACCTGGTCGATGAACTCGTCCGGCACGTCCTCATGGAACAAGTCGCTCAAGCTGTTCACGAAAATGCGCTGAGGCTTACGCCATTTCAACGGATGTTCTAGGCGTTCGGGATGCAGGATCACTCCGGTCGTCATCTCGGTGCCCACGCGCTCGAACTTGCGGCGGTTATAGTAAAACGGCGGTGTTCGGACGATGAAACAGTTCGCGCATCCTGGTCCGACTTTCGTGCAGCCGGTCGTTGGGTTCCACGTCTTGTCAGTCCATTCAATCTTGGTTGGCATGATTAATCCTCTATGTTCCAGTTGGCAACGCCGCTGCGATCAATGCTGTTTCGTCCATTCGGTTCCAATGGCAGAAAGCCACAGCCAAGGCGTCAGCTTCGTCACTGGGAAGCCTGGTGCTTGCTTTCAGGATCATGGTCATGGCATCCCTGACTTGATCCTTTCCGGCACCGCCATATGACGTGGCCGCCTGCTTTGCTTGCTGTGGCGTGTACTGGAAGAATGGTTTTTCCATTGAGCGAGCCGCAATCATACAGGCAGCTCTCACATAACCCAGCTTCAATGATGTTTGGCCGTGGTCGCCTCGTACAAAGCCTGACTCCATAGCCACAACATGAACATCACGATTAACAATGGCCTGTTTCACCTGGAGAAAGATCGCCGTCACGCGATCTTCTATTGTGGCCTTGGTGCTGGTTGGAAATGACCATGATTGCCACGACTCGATCTGACCGTCCGTGACTTCCAGCAATCCAAAGCCGGACTTCACCAGGCTGGGATCAATGCCAAAGATTCGTGTAGTCATGGTTGTCCTTTCATTGCCTTATCATCGCCAGATAGCCACCGCCCACCTCTCAAATGTGGATGTACACTTGCGTCTCTAGTGGTTCAAGATAACGTTCCATCAGTGGCTGAACGTCAGCCCAGTCCAGGCCGCCTAAACCGCAACCAAGCTTGGGGAAGGCGATGTCCTTATAAAAAAGCCAGCGAAATTTGGAGAAATACTCTAATCCACTTTCGATCAATCCCAAGCTAGACGGTTCTCGCCAATTATCTTTCGTCGGGAACAATAGAATCTCAGGCGTTTGATTCCATACGTACCATAGCCATACCCTTCCAGGTGCAAGATTGCCGTTATCACAGACCTCAACATATTTCTCAAACATCTCAGGCCAGCGTTTCTTGAATTCCTCTGCTAGCCCTGTGCCCATGACGCCCACGCAGTTGACCGGATTGACCAGCACCTGTGCCTTGCTGTCGACAATAGAACCCGTCACGTACTCAATCATCGCTCACCTCTCGTTTCTTTAGTCCGCCTTTCAACAATGCTCTCAATCCATCCCTCAATTCCTTTTTCATTGCTTCATCTAGCCGATCTCCAAGGTGGTCAGCCAATGGCGCGTGGTTGGCTTCCCAGTCAATGACTGTCCAGCCAGCAAACCAGATCAAGACACATTCCAGGCAGAGCTTGATCATGATCTTCGAGCGTTCGAAATAGTCGATGGGCTGCCCGATCTCGCAATGACTACACCCTCTGCCCTTCGGCGCGTCAGTTAAGCGTTCAGTGCTTTTGTTCTTTGCCATTCCCGCGTTACTTTCTTATGGCATCGATGACAAAGTGTCCTGACATTATCAGGTTCAAACTCATCACCGCCATCGCTGATAGGTATGATGTGATCAGCATCATTATGCCGGTTGCCATAGCGCCGGGTACCGCATAGCTGACAAGTCCAATCATCACGTTCATGAACATAGCGTTTGAGCATTGTCCAGTTGCGGCGCACCCAGAATTCACGATTACATTCCGGCTTACAGAACCGAGTCTTGCGTCCAGTGAGTGGACCGCCGCACCACCGACATGATTTATCATTGTTGTCATAGTAAGTGGCTGGTGGCTTGCCTTTGCTCCGTTGCCTCATGAAGATTCCGTGGGCTGGGCCACTTCAAATAAGATTTCTTTGATATCCGGGCTGATCTGCCGGGCCGCCTGATCGATCATTGAATACATTTGATCGCGGAGTCTATCACGAACGAAGGTGTTGGCAACTTCGATCACGACAATATCATGGCTCACGCTGATGCACCGTGTATCTTTCAGCCACGTTGCAAAGGTGGGCCTCGTGACTACCAACTGAAGCTCTCCCAAGACTGCGTCCCAGAACTTGTATTCCGGTGGTTCTCTTTTGTCTTTCTCTCCCTCTTGCTTACTTAATGGATCATGTAATGGATCAATAACGGTTACTAACGGATGGGGTGACGTGGGTGTCACCCTTTCATGTCGCATATGTCGCCCTTTAGTGTCGAGGGTGTCACCCTTTACCTGCGCCGCATGACACCCTTTCTCGTCGAGGATGTCACCCTTTGAATTTGATAAGGGTGACGTTGTGTCGCCCTTCTGCCGATGTCTAACTCTCACTATTTCCCACGGTATTTTCCGTTCCACATGATCTAACTTAATGAGGTATTCGGTGGCATTGCCTCGGCCCCCCGTATCATGAGCCACCACCAAAAGTATTTCCCGCTCTCTCAATTCTTGAATAGTTCTCTGAATTTGGCGAGAGGAATACCCACATTTCCATGCAAGATGAGCGATGCTCGGATAACATCGGCTGCCGTCGTCATCGGCAATATCTGCCATTGATAACAATACATGGCTTAGGTTCGGTGGCAAATCACACTTCCAAACCTCAGAGATTAATGTGATGCTCATGGCCCGTTCCCTAGTTTTCGGCTTCTTCCTGGGCTGACGGCCCTTCCCAGATGCTCTGAAGCGTCAGCCACGCTGTTTCGACCGTCGTGTTGACTAAGAGTTCTTCTTTTGTCTTGACATCCAGAGCGTCAAATATGTCAGGCGGTGTTTTGTTATACCGAGCTTTCACAGCCGTGAAGAGATCGCCAACCGTTTCCATCTTGTACGAGTCTGAGCTTGGCTTGCCATTGGAGGATGAAGCCGGGGAGCTAGACGCCGCCCCGTTGGTCCCGGCTGTGGGTTGTGCTCCAGACGGCGATTGAGGGATAGCAAGCGCGCCTTGGCGTGCCAAGTGTTCTTCCAACGGCACAGCGGCCTTGATTACATAGGCCACCACATCATCTAGGTCGCCCGCGCCGCAACCGGCCTTGAATAGCTCCACCACCAGTTTGAGACTGGTCTGACGCTCGATGGAACGCCGTTCAATCGCCTTGCCCTGATCATAGGTTCCGTTGGTCGATCCTGATGTTTCAGCCGTTTGACCGGGCCGATGTGCTAGCACGTCGAAGGTATTAATCTCTGACACTTCACGCTTGCCAAGAACGCTTTGGACATTGCGATACGGATACTGTTGCCCATCTCGCCACTTCAGCGCGGGAACGATTTCAATAACATCGCCCACTTCATAACCGTCGAAGGTGGCGGCATGGAAGGTTGACCACTCATAGCTTTGGCCGTTCGCTTCCTTCAGTTTGACAATCTGAACCTTTGTGTCCTTTGCTCCTTTTATCGCGCTGCTAAGGCTCTCAATCTTGGCGATCAAAGTATCTGCCATTGTCGTTATACTCCCTTCTGTTGTGATCCTTTCGTTACTTACCCGCCGTGATCACTGGTCAAACTGATCTGAGGCTTACCCACACGAGTGAACCCGATGTCTTTCGGCTCTGCTGCCGGTCTGACATTGATCACGTATGGCCCGACTCTATACCTATGAACCTTTCCGTCCAGGGTGAGCGCATCCATAACCGCTTGCTTGGCGTCTTTCCTTGCCTTGTCCTTTTTAGAGACTTCAGCGGCCTGATACGCCTGATTCGCATTATCCCAGCCTATCAACAGGTTAATAATGCGATCACCGTGATCTTCAAGGACTTCCTCTTCAAAGCTGGTCTGACCATCCTGTGTCATTGTTTCACATCCCTTCTGGGTATATCCCAATATGCCGATCTGCATTTAGAACATCTGCGCGGTCGTTCCTCTCCGCTTTTATATTTGCCTGTTGGAACCCATTCATGCCCACACCGTAGACATTTGTATCCTTGGACTGTTATAGGTTCGAGCATCATGTACCTCCTATTGGCTATCATATACGTTCAATTGGCATCCGTCAATATGGTTTCCATTATACAACATTTTGTGATACATTATAAACCAAGTAATTTATCAGGAGCGTGCAATGAGAATAATCACGGAGCCAAAAGTCTATCTGGTAACACGTCCAGCTATCGATTGGTATATGGTCAATGGCTTCATGGACGATGAAGGTTTGCCTATCGCGGATGAGGGCAGTCTAGTCGCGAAGGAACCGAGTGAAGCCATTGTGGAGATCAGCGCGAGACTGTGTTACATGAGTTTCGCCAAGGGCCGAAAAGACATTCAGGAGTTCATTGACAACCTGTTAGCATCTCGTGATGGCAGTGTGTTGGAACACGTCAACTATGGCTTTGTATTCACTGGCATCTCTCGGAGCCTTAGCCATGAGCTGGTCAGACATCGCGCCGGGTTCGCGTACAGCCAACGATCCCAGAGGTATGTTGACGAATCAGAGGCCGGGTTTGTCATGCCGCCTTCAGTGCTCGCGATGGGCGAAGGGTCAATGCCATATGTCGCGATGGTCGAGGGATTTGAGCAAGCCGTGAAATCCTATAACCAATTAGTCGAAAATCTGACCGCTCAATTGCCCCAGGCTGAGAAAGGCACGGATCAGCGCAAGAAGATCAGGCAAGCAGCCAGAGCCGTGCTTCCCAACGCGACAGAGACAAAGATGTTCGTGACAGCGAACGTGAGGGCTTGGCGTCACTTCATCGAACAGCGGGCCTCACGGTTCGCCGATCTCGAAATTCGAAGGCTCGCGATCATGGTGCTGGAAGCCTTGCAAGAGGAAGCGCCGTTGCTGTTCCAAGATTTCACGATAATTACAAATGACGATGGCACGAGGATCGCGACCCCGACCTATAGCAAGGTCTAGGAAATGCTTTTCAAGGCTTGCCCGCGATGTAAGGGCGATATGGTGAGACTCCGTGATCGATACGGTTCCTCACTGAGTTGTTTGCAGTGTGGATACATGCTCGATCAAGACGAATCGCCAAAGGTCTTTGAATGCCTATTGCGGGAATTCAAACAGCCACCTAAAACGAATGTCTAAACCCACACCGAACGCACACCGGAATCAAACCTACCAAGCCAGAATGCCTGAGACAATGGATTTATCAGATTAACGGAAAGGAATCACGATGGCACAGAATCAAGCACACATAGGCGATACCGTTGGCGTAGTTGTTGGCGAATTGAAAGGTCAGCAAGGAACTATCGTGGCCTTCAGAATCAATGACAACCGATGCATGGTCAGGATCGCGGCTGACCATGATCCAAATGACTACTTTGATTATCAATATCATGGCACTGAATTGAAGTTACTGGATTGTCACCACATGGGAGTCATTACCAGTGAGTAAGAGCGCACCGAATAAGGAAGCAATGTGCGGCTCACGACGGCACGCCAGCGCCTTCCCTTTCAGGACCATTGTCTTTACCTACCTTGACCCGACCAGGCGCATTGAGATCACGATCGAACGCTTGGAATGTGGGCATGAAATACAACGGCCACAGAACAGAAACATGGAAGAAGTGCCATCAAAGACAGGGCGTCGGCGCTGCCGCGAGTGTTACCAAAAAGAATGAAGGGAAGGAAGGTATTACATTATGCACTGGGAAATCAAAGGTCAAATCATCCGAATTAATCTAAATGGGCGCTTTACTATCGAGTGGACTGAAGATGTCATCGACTATGGCGATATATTAGCATCGCTCAGTGAACGGGTTGACAAAGCATATGAAGAGGCTCGGAAGCTAATCCCAACAATCTAGCATCACGACAGTTTGAAGAAAGGAAGGAACCACAATGGATCGAGAATTCTTGGCAAGACAGATCGCTGTGTTCATCGAACACGAACCTCTCTTTTCTGACGCCACCGAAGAATATCGCGCCAAGACCGTGCGAAACCTCGTTGCACATCTCGCCGGGAATTGGGAAATGGTAGTTCAGGGGCTAGAACAACTGGCAGCTTTGAAGGCTGCCAGAGGAAAGAGATGAACATAGATTGGGATTTGATCGCCAGACAAGCCGAAATGGATCAAAGGCACGAACAACCCAGAGGGTTTGTGATTACACAACGTTTTTTGCCTCCCGTGAAATTGACCCCTGAAGAAGTTGAGGAAGCAAAGCAAGCATGGAATGAAAAGCTTGCAGCCTGGCATGATGAAATGGGATATGCGGAAAAGGCGAAGGAATATGCGGAGAGGGCGAAGGGATACACGGAAGAGGCAAAACCAAGCAAGACAACCATCATTGGGTTTTGCCTCTCGAAACTAGGCATCAAGAAATAGAAAAGAGAAAGGGAAGTCTAATGCCAACTGCAAGACAAACCCGCCGATGCCCTAATTGCAACCAGGACATCTATTTCAACATTCATGATCAAGGATATATCTGTGTTCGAGATCGGGTGAAGTGGATTATTGGCAATACCTGGACGGTTGTTCATGGAGCGCTCAAAAGCGAAAGATCGCGATAATAGTTTGTTATCGCGCCAGAGGGTTGATAAGTATCGATCCTCTGGCGGGGCAACAAACCCCTATTTTAAGACTGAGCCGCCAATCAGGGAAAGGACTGTGGCCACTCCTACCATACCGACAACAGCTAAACAATTCAAACATACTAGGTGATAACGATGGGCATTGTGGCGGCAATGCCCTGAACCAATCAAAGAAGGAAACGCGCTGTTTCGCCCCTCTGGTGAAGCCTGAGAGGATTTTAGAAAGGAAACAATGATGGCTGACAAAACGAAAAAGATGATCAGTGTTGAACAACACTTCGAAGAGGGTCTGGAAACATTGTTGCCAAAGATGATAACGGCTCGCGGCCTAACAGCGACGGCTGATCAATTAGGAGTCAGCAAAGCCACATTGGGGTATTGGCTCTTGAAACTGCGAATTGATGTCAAACGTGTTGCCCTAGCCCCAGGCGATACGTTGACAGTTCAACGATATGGGAAACCGAAAGAGAGCATCTAATGACGATCACAGACTCCCTCTTGCAAGAGCACGACTTCCAAAAGGGTGACTCGGTGATGTTTCGAATGGGCGAGAGGATGCCTGTAGTTTGCCCTGGTTGCGGGTACAAAAACATGATCGACAACGAAATCTTAAAACATAGCGGGCAAGTATTTCAGATTACCTCAATCACCTCTCCACCAGGTGGCAGGTGCATTGGGTGTGAAACCCAGAATGAGGTGGGAGAAGCATTCCGGTTTACCATAAATGCAAAGGGTCTACATCCCAAGATAGGGTACTACGACGGCATCGTTGCCTGCGCCCGTGAACTAACGCTAATGGAGGCAGCATCATGACTACCACAGCCCCGAAACTATTCTGTCACGATTGTGGCACAAAATGCGAGCACACAGGAACCAATGTGTTCGAGAATCAATGGTGTTACACCTGCCCTGGTTGTTCTTCCCACTGGTTGCGGTCCTACCGGCATGTTGAATATGTCCTTGTCGCTGAATGCGAAATAGCCCACGAAGAGAGGCCATAATGACCACTGAAATACTTGTCAATAAATTCATGCAATTGGATCGGATCATTGAATAATTGCAAAAGCGTCAGAATGAAATTCAGATGATCTTATATGATCAAATGGTTCGCGATGACGCGACCATGATCCCGCATCCCACCTACACGGTTGAATTGAAAAAGACATTGGCCTATGATCCCTCGAAGCTCAATGCCTTGCGTGAGCTAGTTGACCCGGCAGAGTTGGAGTCATCGGGCGCGTTTATCCCGGCGCACCAAGACACTGTTGACGTGCCTGACAAGTGGAACATGACGAAGGTGAAGCCTTTTAGCAAGTACGGCGGGGATGTGAAGGCAACGATCGAGGACAGTGCCTATGTGTCAGCTACAAGACTGTCGATCAAAAAGAAGCCCATGAAAGGGCCGTCATGCCCTCTCTGCGATAAGCCTTCGGCGACCGGCGCTGTTCACCAGGAATGTGCCGACCGGGAACAAGCGGCGGCGGATCGGGAATAACGGCACTCGATTCACCAACGATCCCCACACCTGCAGCAAACGCGCCAGCGTCGAAACCCTGAGATAATAGATTTATCAGGTATTTGAGAAAGGAATTCGACGATGGAAGAACAACGCGGCAGCAGCATCAAGCCTTACGGAACAATCGAGATTGAACTAAGGCCCAAGATTGAAGACATGAGCGAAAAGGAAGCCGATAGGCTGTTCTGGGTCTACCTGGATATAGAAGGTCAGGTCAAAAGTTTCATGGATACTCTAGTGGAAGGCACAGACGATTTCACCTTCAGCGTAAAGGAATAGGAATCATGACAATCACCGACAAAATCAATCTTTCAGCCCAAGCAGTCGGGAAGGCTTATCAGCATTACCAGTACAGCGCGGAACAACGCGGCGTCGTGGGAGATCCCCTAGATAAAGTCACGGCTTCCCGACTCTGGCAAGAAATAGCTTTTACATACAAACTGGTCTATCAAGGGCCTGCCGGAAAGGTTGCCGGGGCATTCTACTCAGAGGCCACTGAACGTCAGGCAGTACGAGTAATCAACAAAGCATTGAAGGGAGTATGAAAGCGTGAAAGTTGAATACCGAACAGTCATGAAAGCCTCTGCCTATGCAGATAATGAAGTGTTTGAATACCTCTTAGCCGATGAGCCTGTGTTCTGCTGTGACGAAATGCAGTATGCGTGGGGAACAACGCTGATTCGTTTCGGATATAACTCTTCTATTTACTACAGAAGCAGCCATCCCGATGGTACATTCTGCCAAGGTGGGCGATACCTTAACCAGGCCAATGGAGTTTACTTCGACCCACCTAAACAGCATGACAGTGCATTGCTCATCGAATATTGCCCGTTCTGTACAGAGAAGATAGAAACTCACGAAGGCAGTCGTAGCGAGATAACTTGGGAGAAACAGACGAAAGAAGTTACAGCGCAGGTTATCCGCGAGATTTCGTTTAGCCAGCCTGACGAGTCCTGAATGGAACCTCATCCCCCAAGCCCTAACCAATCCCTCACGAACGTCAGGAGCGCACCAAGCCCAAGCCCGGCACCGGCTGCCGGGCCGTGCTTTTTGGCAAATTCCTTCTTCGTCCCGTTGCCGTTTGCTTCAGTGATCTTCTCAGCCATCTCTTGATTGCTCTGGTTGATCTGACGAAGGCCATAGCTCCACAGTGCCATGTGCAATGTCCGAGCATCAAGCTTATGCTGATTACCACTCACGGCAGACTCAATCAGCTTTTCTTCGGCCTCTCGTAACACCCGGCCCATAGGGTCGTCCATCATGATCTACACCGCCACTGTTGTGTCATCGCCTGTACGCCTGAAGGCTACGCCATCATCATATGCGGGTGTGCCGGTTCCAGCTCCCCCGCCTTCGCCAATCTTTAGTCCATCTGTGACAAAGAACAATCGTCCAGGCTGCCCAGGCGCTGGCAGATTGGCAAACGTGATTGCCTCAATCGAACCACTTACCTCTGACCGCCCATTGGCTTCGATCAACCTGATTCGGGTCATTATCTCATCAATGAGCCGTTCGTCCATCACGTGACATCACCGACTTCAATCGTGATTGTCTCTGTGCCTTCGGTGACATTGACATTGACGCCAATGATCTGTTTCTGGCGCTCGATCGTCTTGTATCGTGCTGTCACGAGGTCACCCAGGAAGTAATCGCGACCATACAACAATCCCGGAATTTGCATTACTTGGAAGTCAAAGCTCTCACGTGCCTGAAGTTTCTCAAGCAACGTATCACCCACGGAGTTTAGGCCAGCAGTAGCTGCCTCTTCATTAGCATTGCGAACGCTTTCGACTCGATTCAATGGGGAATCGGTTATGTCTGCGCTCGTGCGCTGAATGACTTCCCTCGATCCTTCAACGCCTTGGCCCAATACAATGGCCGCCGTGACTTCAGGATTTCGGATCAAGGAATAACTAGGGGATTGCATGTTCCCGAATTCAAGGGAAAAGACCACTGGGGCATTGCCAGAAGCATTCAGCCCGGTTGCCGGATCAATCCCAACGTTCGTTCTGTCAACTCCAATAGGCCGTGCCTGAGCCTGGAATTCAAACAACGCCGCGCCAGTGCCAATGACTTGAAAATCAACAGTCGTGGCGTCCGCGATCTCTGTCAGTGTCGAGAGTAATGGACGAAAAGACTTTGCCCCTTCCCAAGCTGTGCCAGCTCCACCGTCAGCCTGGATGGTCAAGCCTGGTGTAACTGCCGGAAAGAGCCTTGGCGCAATCGCGCCGGGACCGGCGTTCTCATTGACATAGGCTTTCATGACTGTCTCGCCAGCGCCCGACTTGTCAGCGCCCGCTGTGCTGGCCCTGTAGAGTACATGACGACGCGCCAGCAAGTCATTGTAGCCACGTCCAATACTCAGGAAGGTACTGAGGCCATTTTGAGCCGTAGACCTCTGTGTGGTTCGGTGGAGGGCCTCGAAGTCCAGCGTCCAGCCAAAGGAAGGACTGGCAGCGATGTCACGGCGCAATATCTCGATCTGTCCATCCAGAACAAAGCTATCAACGACATCGAGATCACCATCGAGGGTCAATGTATAATTGCCAACCCGGTTGACTCGTTTGGTATATTCCAACGAACGCCATTCAGTGAGCAACGCCACCTGAGCGCCCGATTGATCCAACACCCTCACCTGATAGCGGGTTGCCATTATGGACGATCACCTCTGAGCGTTAGATAATCAGCCTGTAGATAAACAAGATTAGCAGGGACTGCCCCGTTATCAAATATATTAATGACCAAATCGAGATCAAGATCACTAGGTATATTGACGCGATTAGTCGCGACAACGACATCATCAATTAGATATTGAACAACATCAGTGGCTGTTTGACGTATTTCAAATTTGCGCCAGACATCATCAAGTGCTTGCCCTGTATCAATTGCGCTGCCAGCTTCAACGCCACCCGTGCGAGCGATCGCAAACCAATTGCCAGCACCATCAGCCCGAAAGTAGACGCCTTCAGCCGGTGTTAAAGTACCGCCATTGCCAACAAATCCCATTACTCGATCCAAGTTACCGTCAGTGTTGGGATTCTTTGCACGAATTACCAATCGGGCATTAATGAGATCAGGTTTATATTGCACGCTCTCGATCAGTGCGGAATCACCACCAGCGCCGCCCCCGGTATGAACAAACCCAAGAGCGCCTGAACCAAAGCCTGCAAGCCCGCTTTCCCCTCTGACGGCAACATTTCCGCTTGATGCAGTCACTCGAAATTCATTCAGGAAACTACCGTCAGGTAGAGTCAACTGAGGCGTGAAGAAATCATTCTCAATATAGACCTTGGTGGCACTAATCCCCAGAGGATGATATTGCCCGATGAATTCGCGGTCATCGGCAAAGACAGTAATGACAGCCCCAACGGTGATATGGACTTGCCACAGAGGTAAATCCCATGTAACGCCGTCATTTTGAGTGATGGCCGGTGGCGTAGGGGCCGCCGCTTCAGCTCCCGCGATCCTCGTGATCCTGATGGTCTGGAGCGCCCAATCCTTGCGAAGGACTATCCTATCAACTCGCGGGTTGCCTGCCGGTGTCGGGATCGCAACAGCGACACTCGCGGAGCTTTCATACCAACTACCATCAACCAATGCTCTGCCTGATTCAATAGTCACGGGGCTTGCTGGTAGTCCTGACAGACTGAGATTATCCAACTGATCTATAAACACGCCTTCAGTCGCGATGGTGGGCGCAATGAGGCCCAACCATATATCAGTCCATTGATCATCACTATATGGGCCGGAATCCCCAAGAACTATTCCCGACCACGGGCGACTCGTTTCAGCCATATCGTTTTACCCCTTTATATTCCAAAGAACCGTGTGAAGTATCTAACCTCAACTGATGTTGCGCCACTGGGATGCTTCCCCTGTAGCCTCATGGCATTGACACCCAACGGCGCTTCCGGGTCCGGCGCTATGTGGAAGGTAGCTAGATCGCTGTCACTTGTCAATCCGCCAATAAGATTGTTTCCTAGATCGTCTGTCACTGTCTTGAAACCCTCTGTGGTATTTATCGTCACGACACGGCCAGCCGGTACATTAATAGACAACTCCAACTTCTCCCCGGTCGTGATGTTGTCTATGCGAAAGTCCTCGATTGGCCCTGTGACCACGATGATAGGCAACGACGACCACGTGCCAGTGTAATTGATATTGGGCGTCAGGTCGATCTCACCCGCGCCGAATGTAATGGGGAAAGTGATTGGGAACACCAGGTCAGCATCAAGCACAATCGTGAAAGCGAAATCCACTCGCGTCGGATCAAACAGGATCGGATCGTGAGCCACAAACCGCAAGTTTTCCTGGAATGACCATTCGTCCCACTGACCCGATTGTCGTGGCTCAAACCGTGGGCCTTCCTGGATAAAGACATTGAGATCACGCACACTGCCATCCGTCTTGACCATGCGGAGCACACCAGGCACAACTGCCGTCGCGGTCGCCTGACGGTTCGGCCTGATTTCGTCCAGGATCGCGGCTCTACCGTCCCACCAGGCGTCACGATCCTTGAAGTTCTGACGCAACACCATCTGGACAACACGCGGCCGGAGAAAGAAGTCCTTGACTGTCTCGCCATCTTGGAACGGCCCGCGCTGCGTGATGTACTCGATCGGTGGTGTTCCAAAGCCTGAGAACGACATGACCCAGCGCCCTGGATCGTGAGGCGTGATCAGCTCATAGACACGGCTTTCTGGCGCTGGCGTGATGTACAAGATAGTGCCTGCCTGTTGATTAGGACTGCCCACGATGATCGGTGCTGGCGATGGCGGGGTCGTTGGTATGCCCGTGAACTCAAGCGAGTTATCCAGGTTGGTCAACCAGCTATTCGTGTCTTCATCATGCCACGTGGGTTGAAAACGCCCACCGCTGGGGCCAATTGAAATACCGGCCTGTGCGCCAGATTGATCGCCATTTGCTACCGAGAACACGACTTCAGGCTCCCACGTGACCATGCCATCTGCGGATTTCCGATACCTTATCGAACGTGGAGTGATTGCCGGATCAATGCCTCGTGGGTAAATGACGAAGATGTCATTATTGTTTTGGTTGACCATGATCTCAATCCCGACAGTGATTGCGCCACCGGCACCAGTCACGGGTTGAGCTTGTTCAACAACATCACCCACGTTGTTGATGTCAAATACTCGGATATCAAACCCAGCATCCTTGAGGGCTGCCATCATATGGCCGTCAGAATGCCTTACGGTTAATTGAAATTGATTCTCTTGGATTGTGCCAGTAAACAACGCGACGCTTGACCATGTATCGGAGTTATTATCATATTCAGCATAGAAATGGCTTGAGGAAGCGGTACGGACCGTGATCGCGCCTATATTGTCGTCCGCAGTGTTGGCAGGGACTATCTTTGTCCTACCGTCCAGCCGCTGCATCTGTGCCCCGACCACGCTACGACCAACCCAATTCAGGCCGCCGTCAATCGAACGCCAGAGATTGACGTCCATTCCAGCATTATTGCCGCCGTTTTGAGTGATGAACAACGTACCATCAGGAGTCTTCGCGATGCTGTGGCTAACACTTGTTCCGAACGCACCGCTATCAACCACTACTGGCGCGCTAAGCACATCGGTGGCAGTGTTGAGGCTGATGTATTCCATCCTGAACGTACTGAATCGAGCCATGACAATGTGAATCAGTGTTCCTTCATCGTCTCGTGTCCACGGCTCATACCAGATGTTTACAGTATTATCTATCGTATTTGCGTCATCAAGAATGACTTCGGGGCCTGATGTCAGCCATTTATCCGTCGTTTTACGATAGACAACCCTTCGTGTGGGAGTAGTTCGGAGATAGAAAGTATATCCAATAGACGGAGTGAGCCACACGGTTTGACGAGGGGATAGGTCTTGCGAGAGAGTCACGTTCGCCGAAGATATGACAATATCGACCATCAGGCACCCGCCCTCATGATCATGGATTCGAGATCGAGCTTAATGCTTCCCTCCGCTTGCCTATCGGCGTAATTGGCAGTGACATTGAACGTGTTGTTCCGGGAGATCGGCGTGACCTGCGCGCCAGCCGGTAGCCTCACGACTTCGGGGCCACGTTCGCCAACGATGGCCGCGCCCGTGCGCCCCATTGTGCCACCTTGGGCGAACTGGGGGATATCTGGTATTGAGATACCTACCAGGCTCAGGACTCCCAAAAGCGGATTCACAATAGTCAATACGTCGATCAGTCGGTTGATAATCGTGATAATGTTGTTGATCCTGTCCTTAATGAAGTCAATGATCGTGGCCCAGTTCTTCCAAACCAGGATACCGACACCGACCGCCGCCGCGATCCCCAGGACGATCAACGTGATTGGCCCCATCGCGATACTGAGACCAAAGAAACCGCCTGTCAGGAATCCTACAGCGATTGTAAGAAGGCCAAATCCTGAGACAAGACCGGGAACAATGAAGCCGACAGCCAGCAAACCAATCCCAAGAGCCGCAATGACCGCGACACCCGCAACAAGTACAGTCGTGAGTTTGGGATGTTTGCCTAACCATTCAGTGATCGCGACCACAACCGGGATGATGTCAGTCGCGAGTGACCGAATAGCTGGGGCCAAGGCACTGCCAAGACTGATCTGTAAGCCCTCTGTGGCGCTTGTCAGGAGTGTCAGCGATCCTTGAAGGGTGTCCAGTTGACGTTCGGCAATGGCTTCAGCAGTTCCACCTGAGTTTTCCATCGCCGTGACCAGCTCACGCAATGATCCTGATCCTTGTTCCACAAGGGCCAACATCGCGGGTCCAGCCCTAAGACCAAACACTGTCATGGCGTCAGCCGCGCTGATGCCAGCCGTTTCGAGTTGTTCAATGATATCCGTGAATGGACGAAGATTACCGGATGAATCCAGGGCATTGATGCCAAGGCGTTCAAGGACTGCCGCTGCCTCGTTCGAGGGCGTCAACAATCGCGAGATCGCGCCCCTGAGAGACGTGCCAGCTAGTGAAGCCTGAATACCGGCGTTTCCCATCTGGGCCAAGGCCGCCGCTGTTTCCTCGAACGATATGCCAGCGGCTTTCGCAACCGGGCCTGCGAACTTGAAGGCTTGCCCCAATTGCGTGAGGTCTGTATTAGCACTGGTGAAGCCAGTAACGAGTACATCATTGGCACGAGCTAGATCATTGACTTCAAGCCCAAATCCGGCCATAACGTTAGTCACGATGTTGGCAGCGTTGGCAAGATCGAGCTGCCCGGCAGCCGCTAGCTGAAGGACTTGAGGAAGAGCGCCGATCTGTTCCTCGACTTCCAAGCCAGCAAGAGCCATGAAGCTGAGGGCACTGGCTGACTGTCTGGCAGAGAAAACCGTGGTTTGGCCCATTTCCTTAGCAACGGCTTCTAACGAGGCTAATTCTTCCTCTGTCGCTTGGCTGACAGCGCCCACACGCGCCATTGATCGCTCGAACTGAGCAAAGGAACGAACGCTGAGGGCCGCGATGCCAAGCAATGGCGCGGTCAAGGCAGTGATAGCCGTTCCTGTGGCGCGTGCGCGTTCGGCAAACTTGCGGGTTTTGGATTCCATCTTGTCGATACTGCGGTTGTATCGATCAACACCCTGGACGAAGCCGCCCAGGTTTTCAAGTACCAGCCGTGCGCCAATGTCTTTTAGAGCCATTTACATTACCCTTGTGATGCTCTTGCTTGACGTTCTCTTCTTTCCTGTTCCGTGATCACTGCGTCATTGTGATGAAGCTCGATCAGGTGGAACATTCGATAATGAGCAACACCAACAACACGGTCGAGGTAAGGTAAGGAAAGCCAATCACGCCATGTATAATGACCGAATCTAGCGGCTTCACGTTCTTCGTATTCAGGCACTAACCCTGGAATCAGGCTCTGATACTCGATCCCGGTCCTGACCGTTGACCGCACGCCGTGATTCCTGATCGGTGTCTGATTCCGTGAGATCGCGAAATGTGGCCTCAGCTTCCGCTATGTCGTCCTCCGATAAACCGGTTAGGCGCAAGAGCTGGATGTTAAGCAGTTTGGTATCGTCTTTCAAGATCGCGACCATCTGGACCCATTGAACATACCGCCCCGTAGGTGTGCGACGCGGAACGATCCCGGCCATCTCCATCATTTCAAGGAAATCATCACTTTCCGGCGTCATCATTCCATCAGGGATGTCCTTGACTGTACTGGATGTAGCGAGCAACAGGGTGAAGATTTTCATGCTCCAATTGCTGTCTCGTTCAGCCATCGCTTTCTTATAGTCAGGATCGTTTGGATTCGGTTCGTTCCGTTCCTTGTCCTCTGACCATACATCCGGTGGCTTTGGTGGCGGATCAGATTGATTCATTTCGTTCATGACATTATTCAGAGCCAACGGCGCTCCGGGTGTTAATGTCAGAATTACGCCTGACGAAAGCTCAATCTCTTCGCTTACTGTCATTGCATGATTTCCTTTCTATGTTACGATGTCCCATTTCCTCAATGCTGTATCTACTTGCGGTATCCATGCCAGCCGCAGTTAACGCAGATGATGGAAACCTTTCCTTCGTATTGCTCTCGGTCTACATTACCCCTACCTTTGCATTCAGGACACTCAAACCAGAGAGGCCCATCAGGGTTTGTTGCCATCATGTTAAATCCTTTTAACCTGCGCAAAAACGCAAACTGACCCATTTACGCGCTAGGCCCAGCGCCTTTCACAACAATCCCGTCACTGGCATCATCTGCCAGTCCACCGCCGTAAACAAGGCTCACGTCCTCAGCACAAACTGCGATCGCGTTGATCTGATCATTGGCGGGAATTGTTGTATTGCCTTCCGGCGTCACGTACCACTCATGGCCACCGTCGATCGAACGCAGAATACGCCCGGCTGGGGCTGTTGTATCGTGAGCCATGAAGCCCACACCAGGCTTTGAAAACTTGATCTCACGAATCACACCCGACCCACTACCTGGAAACGTTTTTTCAATCCAGTTCACGCCACCATCCAGAGTGTACCAGAGCTGACCGCCCGCATCGCCTATGAACCATTCATCTGGACCACGCATCCAGACAGTGTTGAGAGCAACACCGACATTTGGCCCCAGTATTGCTGTCCAGGTGGTGCCGCCATTTCTCGTGATCACGACAGCATTTGATTCGCCCACGGCCACAACGTTTTCAATGTCGAAGGCATGGACTGCGTTCAAGTCTTGGCTGGTAGCAACACCGGCATCCTGAACACTGACACTGGCCGTGGGGTCTTGGGTGAAATAGATATACCCACCTTCAGCCACGATCCAGGTGTGTCGAGATGATTCAGAATGGATCGCGAGCGGACCGAACGTCGCGACAAACCCGTTGGTCATTTCGGTCCAGACTTCAGTGCCATTCAGAATGTCAGCGATCGGCGCGTAGTGAAGGCTATCGCTGTCCTCACTGATGACAATCACGTTGGTCGAGACGCACGCCATAGCGTTGGGGTCTTCATTGGCCGCCAACGTCGTGATGTTCGTCTGGCCCCAGGTCAGGGCCGCATCTTCGCTGAAGATCAATTCAGCCGGTAGGCCCGGCGACCCCCCGGCAGAGAGAGTTATGGCAAATATCTTGTCACACCCGTTGCTGGGAATGCCGCAAGCTCCGCAAGAAACGGCATCGCATATTTCAATGTCAACAATCTCTTGAACGATCTCGGTAGTTGCTTCCTCAGCAAAGATCATCCTGTAAATGTGATAGAGATCACTGCCACTGAAAGGCACTTGCTCATTGATCGCGGCTCGGTCTGCCGGGGTCAATGCCCCTAACGGGCCGTCAGTCGTCCAGTCGGTCGCGACTGCCCCAGCCATTACTAGGATTTTTTCCCAGCCCATATTGAAGTCCATCGGGTCTTGGCATTCGCCCATGTGAACCTGAATATCATGCTCGCATAGACTTTTGACAAAGCGATCATGAACCGACTTCCGATCCAGTAGATAACGCCACGCGATCTGAAGCGTAGGCGCTCCACGATCCCCCCGAATCCGGCCCGCAACCAGGAAGCGGCCATAGTTGTTGGGGTCAGGCACATGTACGTTTGTGACATCGCCCACAGGATCGGACGGTGTGTCGGCCATTGCGTGGCCTTCATAGGACGGTACATTCGCGGGTCCGGCCTGGAAAGGGATTACCCAAACCCGGCTCAGGTCGTTCTGCTGCGTACTGAGATTGGAAACCATCATTTACCCCCAATCGTGATCTCTGTCAATGATACATTAGTTGAATAATTCTGTCACTTTCGCCACATCCACTTTGAACGCGGCCTGGACTGCCGCAAACACTTCTTTGTGTCTGCCCTTTATATCCCGCTTGGTAAACATGCCTCTGGCATGGAGTTGATTATGAAGCCGCACGGCAGTTTCTTCAGGCAAGTGAAGCCCACTACTGTCAGGCGGCCCGATCGGAATACCCATCGATGGAGGGAAGTCGCTATCAGATGGCATCGCGACGGCCCACATTCGGCCTGATTCATCCTCATAGTCCTGACGGACTAAAGGGCCACTGCCTGACCTATCTTCCGGTTTCCGCTCTGAGCTAGTTGCCATGCTAACAATGCCCCTCTTTTGGTTCCCCAAGGATTCAACAACGCTCGATCACTGAGCTGGAAGCTCTCAGACCCTGCCGATGTGGAAATGTTCAGAGCCAAATCCTGATTCATTTGCTTGAATAATTCCTGGATGTTGTTACACCCACAGACCGGACGCCGCATCAATGTCAACGATAAATACGCGATTGTCCGTTCAAGCTGCCGTTCCATTTCAAGGTTGGGCGCGTCATTGCTCATGTCTCGGAAGCCCGCATAGTACCACAATCGAGCGTTGTCAGGATTTCGCCCGACCGCAAAGGACGCTGCGTCGAACTCTTCGGTGGTAGCGTTCCACGTCGCTGGGCGAAAGTGAAAGCTGCCAATCCGGTGATCATTGATAATCAGGCATCCAGTCTGAGTAGAGTGGGCGCACGTGGGGCATGAGCCGCTTGCACATCCACAAAGGTTCGGACGTGGCGACCACATCAGAGTCACGGCTTGCTGTGGATCATTGAAGTGTTGAAAGATGTCTACCGTGCTGAGGAAGTTGGCATCGACATTGCCGTCTACCGCTTCCGGGGCCAAGGCATTCCAGAGGTCGGGATCGACCAGTAATTCACGCGCAACAATGATCGTGGCTACACCGCCCGCGATGGTAATGGCCCGGCGACGTGTGAGAGGGTCGTTTAGTGGTTTGATCTCCCATTCATCGCGGCCATTTTCACCAGGGAAATAGACCGCGATTTGCTCAGGGTCAATGACGGTGGTCGCGACAATGATTGTCGCCGTCTCTGGATAGCTGTCGCCGTCAGTGTCGGTATAAGTGACGCCAACGCCCGCTTGAATCAATGTCTTGGCTTCAATGCCACCTGAAACCAGATGCCCGAATAGGGTCTGGATCGCGTGAGGGAAGCCGCGAGCGTCCAGTGAGTTCATGCTGAGGACATCAGGAAAGCCCGCTTTGGTCAGGTGTGCGCGTTCATCGACTTGCCAGTCGGGGAGGAGCTTGTATTTGACTTCAGACTCAAACATCTCTTCGGCTTGCGCGATGGCTTGCGCCACATCCTCGCGGCCAATCTGATCGTTCTCTTGCCAAGCATATTGCTTCCAGACTTGGGAACAGAGATTGGGAGGTTTTGCTGAGGTCGTGACCTGGTTGAAATGCCGGGGATCGATGCCTAGGATTTCGGCCCACCTATCCAGGGATAGCTTTGTCTTCGTTCTCGCTCGTGCCATTACAGCTTCCTTCAAGTATTATGATAATTCGAGAATATGAAGCCCACCTTTTGATTGGCCTTTGTGCTTCCATCCAGCAACTTTGAAACAATAACCTGGATTAGGACTATCAATTTTATAAGGATTTACATATGTCCAAAGCCGTTGAGAAGGCCAATACTCTTGCGCTATTGCAACAGCATCATTAATTAAAACTGAGCTTAATATATTAGATTCGTTCCTAAAAACATAGCATTGAATACCCTCTTGATGGTCATGGCGTATTTGTTGTTCTAACCATCCCCACAGAGCTTTTGAATCGGATGTCAACATCGTGACATCATGCCCATTGGCGCTTATCCCGTGAGCAAGCCAATCTTTGATACTTTTGCCATTCTTCTTGCTACTATAATGACGAGCATATAAATGGACAACACGAGGATCACGGTTACTGACTTCAAACCAAGAATAGCCTTCAAACATTATCTGCTCTGATCAGGATCATCCCTGAACGACTGGGCGATCATGTACGTGATCATTGTTTCTATCACTGCCACAATTCCCCAAAGCGCCAAGGCCGTGACTATCAGATCAGCCCAGACAGCCACCACATACATTATTATAGCCGTCCAGAACGACATGCACCAGATACAGCCGAACAATGAGCCGGGCATCCCGCCGAAATAGGGTAATGGTCGCCCCTGAACGTCGTGGTCAATGCCAGACCATATGCGGATGCGTTCGACAATGCGCCACGGCCCTGATTCACGCACCAGGAACACGGCCACACGCCACGCGGCCATCGCTATTAGGAATAGCTCCATCTTGGAAGGAATGCCGTTGAACTGATCCCAGAGGCTCATAGTCCACCCTCACGTAAGCTGGGCGCTCCCAATAGGCTCATTTGGTTTGCGAAGAAATCAGCGATCCGCTGAGGAAACGAGTCACATATTTGTGGCCCTTCCGAATTCATCAGTACCGCAGAAAAGAAATACTGGCGGTAATTATCACTCTGATGGAAGATTGCGAAATGAGCAACTCTTGTCTGTGCATCATGACTTGATGCTGGGAACCAAATGGCAACCCCAAAGCCAGTTTCACCCAGCGGGTAAATTGGAAATCCAGATATGTTAAATGCTATAGGTGTATTAGGACCACTCATTAGAGTGGCGTCCCTTCCCCATCTTGACGCTCCTAACGGCCATGATTCGTTTGCGAAATGTTCAGTGATGCGATCCCAAAACACATTGCATGTACGTGGCCCGTTCAAATTCATCTCTGCCGAAAATAGACTCTGCCGAAAATCATCGGTCTCATGGAAGATTGAAAAGTAAGGACACTTTATTCCATTTGGATCAGGCCAAAATGTGTGGAAAGTAACACTTACTCCAAAGCCGGTTTCCCCTAGAGGGTGAATGGGATGACCGTACATATCCCTTGGCGCACTATCTTCTGAACCACTCATAGTGGCGTCTTCTCCCTCAAAGCTGTTTCCAGAATCGCGATGGCCGTGCTCCTGTTGGGGCCACTCTTCTCACGAGCTATTTGCAAAGCTAACTCTTCGGTTGACATCCCGGCGAGTTGTTTCCGTAACTCAGCTAACGTGGGCATTTTCTGATCCGTGAGATCGACCTGTGGCGCTGGCTTTGTGAGATCATTCACCTGCACCTGTTCGGGCAACCTTGCCAACCGTTCTCCGTCCTTGCGATCTTGTGGGGCACGATCCAAATTAGGGGGGGCCTCAGCCACTTCAACAGAGGTCACAGGTGCCACAGGTTCTTCATGGTCATGGCGGTCAGGTGCGCCAACTGCCACGAGGGTTGGCGCGGCATTGACTGAAGGCATTGGCTGCCCATTAGGGACACTTGGGTCATGAACGACGAACATTGGTCGCGCTCCGTCGCGCAATGAAAGAAGATGTTCGACATCAACTTTCAGGACATATTTGATCCCGTGACCTTTGTTGTTGCCGAACCGATATTGGGTGTTGCTTGGCCCTTTGTAAACACGGGTTCCCGTATGCTCCGCGACATACTTCATAATGACGTAACCTTCCCGCGCCTTCATTGCCAACGATGAACTACTTGCCATGACTGGTGGAGGGCTGTATCGGCCTCCACCGCCACCGCCACATCCTGCGCAAGCCATTGTTAGTGTCTCCCTTCGTTCCCATAAGTGTGACCACTTCGTTAAGATCGCGTCTTTGCCATCATTAAAGGCAGCCATATGCTCTTCACGCCGGAAGCCTGTGTGCTTCCTATATGTAAATAATGGCATAGGTAGCTTGGTTCCGCAAATCCCTTTCGACGCCAGAGCTAACTGGAAATCCCAATCTTCCCAATGGCTCATTGATTCATCAAAGCCACCGACCAACTCCCACGCACTCTTTTCATAGAGCGCTGTCACTGCATGAATCGCGCCATTTGCAGTCAAAAAGGCTGGATCAAAGTCAGGTGGATCATACAGACTCAGGTCATTGTTGTTTTGATCCCACCACTGGCTGTACACGACCCCTTTGAACTGCGTCCAGGCGTCGTATAGAGTTGATAAAGCGTCAGGCTGTAGGAAATCATCAGCGTCCAGGGGAAGGAACAATGGCGCGGTTGACTGAGAGATCGCGAGATTACGCGCCCGTGCTGGACCCATTCGTTCGTGCCAATCCTCACTTTCGCCACAAATGCAAAAAATCTTATGATCCTTTGCTTGCTCCCAGTAACCATCAAAAGGATGATAAGGCGTATCCATACCGCCATCGATCACCTTTGCCCACGTGTGCGGCACCTTCAGATCATGGCCCGTGTCATTGACCACCAGGCATTCCCAATCACGGAACACCTGAGCTTCAACTGAATCGAGGGCGTCAATCAATAACTCTTCGTGTCCAGGGCCAACCGGAATAATGACACTGATTCTCACAGGCTCATATGATGCTACGTTCCAGGCAATTCCCCCGTTGACCTGTTTGCTGGGAGATTCCTCGACGCCGAATGGCACGAGGCTCATGTGTCTTGACCAGGGATACCAGGCCGCCCAGTTTTGCTGTGTCTCATTTCGGCTCATGGAGTCGGCCCGCTGCCGATAGATCAGTGTCGGCTTGTTCGTGACTTTTTGAGGCACAAACCCCAGGCTCACGGCCCGCGTCCAGAAATCCGCATCCTCAGCCGTCCTGTAGCGTGTTCTGTAGCCACCTGAGCGTTCCCAGACCTTCCGCCTGTACATAGCAGTTGATGGGATTTGATTCTTTTGAAGCATCTGCGCCCGAAAGCTGAAAGCGGCCGGCCATCCACTGATGCCATCCGGCGCGATCGTTGTATCAGGATATTGACCATTTTTCTGAACGAATTGCACAGCACCATATGCTATGTCAATCTCTCGATCACGATCGAGCGCATTCACCAACAATTCAAGAGTTCCAGGTGCGGCCATATTATCCGCATCAAGAGGAATAATGTAACGCCCACGAGATACGCTAATCCCAGCATTAAGAGCGCCCGCGAGATATTGGTTTGTTTCATTAGTAATGACCTTAATTCGCGCATCCTGGTCCGCGAGCGCGCCCGCGACTTCAGCCGTATTGTCTGGACTGGCATCATTCACGATGATTGCTTCCCAGTGCTTGAAGGTCTGATTCAACAGGCTTTTGATCGTGGCTGGAAGAAATTGTGCGAGATTGTAACACGGAATCACGACACTCACGACCGGCCCTGCGAACGATTCAACGGACGAAGCATAGACCTCTTCATAGAGCTTGGCATATCGAGCCATCGCGATATCCCAGGTGAAGCGTTCAGCCACGGCATCTCTTGCCGCCTTGCCGATCCTGGATCGGTTTTTCAACGCCCACCTAATGCCTTCTTCAAGCCCTTCGATGTCGCCCGGCGTGGCAAGCCAACCTGTTTCACCATGTTCAATAATGTCTCTCTGACCGCCCCAGGCCCAGCCAACGACCGGAACCTCTGCCGCCATTGCTTCGAGAGTGCCGACGCCAAAAGTCTCTCTGGTAGTGCAAAGATAAATACCCGCGTGTTTGATGATCTCTTTCGCTCCCTCGAATCCCATGCGCCCAGTCACTGTGACATTATGGGCGCGTTCCCCGAATGTCGTCACGTATGTCAAATCGGGTGTCAACTTTGCCAATTCGTTTAAGGGACTTGGATCGCAGATCGGGTCAGGCCGCGTTTTGTTCCAAAGGATGTAGCCACCATTGGGGCCTTTGGTCCAATCTTCGAGATCAATCGCGTGAGTCAAGACAGTGGGGTTGAGCCACATGCCGCGCCGGAAGGACTGCGCAACCCACTCAGATGGCGTAGTGACATGATCAGCTCGCCTCATGGCAGTTATGACCTGGTTGTTCAGATCATGGCACCATCGCGGCCATTCATATTCTTGCCAGTACAGACCATGTGTATGAACTACCCACGGCTTGTGAATCGGGACATTGCCCAGTATCCCGGCATGAGTAGTGACAAGATCAGCATTGTCCATCTTGTCAACAATCTCGAAACCGTACTTGGGAAGGTGTTTGATCTGAGCTTCGACAATGCGCCGGATGCCGCCGTCGCCTTTGTCAGCGCCTCTGAAGTTGGGTTCAATGAAGATTTTCATTCCAACTCTGACCGCTCTTTCTTCAAAGTCTCTATCGCACTCATGAGAATAGGGTTTTCTGGCGCGTCAATGTATTGAGCGCATCCACACAATCGGCAAGAAGTCACGATGGCATTACCACCTTCCTTAGTTACATTGTGATCCCTTAAATAGTGCCTGCAATTAGCACAGATACTTCCATCACTCATTTGCTGTCTCTATGCTTTCCTCTTCGGGATAGTATGGCTTTTTCTCTATTAATGGCGCGCACAGTTTCAGCCATCCTTTGCGTGCAAGGCCAAAAACTTGAAAATCTGACGACGCTGAACACCATTGTAAGGCATCAAGAAACTGATCACGTTCCCTTTTGACCGCTTCCAATTCAGCATCTAATGAATATGGCTGATCCATCATGAATACCTCACCAACTCCGTATTATTCGCCAGTCTCGATGGGTGCCTTGGGAACCCGCCATTTGTCAAGCCGAAGCAAAAGGCATTCTTGCGCTCTTGCCCAATCAACCTAAACACTTCCAAATCACGTCCCATGAAAGCCCCGTGAATACCCCAAGCCACAACGATCACATCACACCGCCGAATGGCCTCGAGCAAGTATCGATCATTGTCAGGGCCAACAGGATCACTGGCCGCCCTCATGATCTTGGGGTCAGTGGCTCGGAATGCGTTAAGGTTAGCCATTTCCAGCACGCCATAGCCTTCGCGTCGGGCGAAGTTGCAACACCGAGTCACGGTGTTATCGCTTCGGTCTTCGTCGGCCTTCGATGGATTGACGCCGATGCACAACATGCGCCCTGGTTGATTCGACACCCGACGCGCCCAGTTATAGCGGTACACTCGATCCTCTGAGAATATGCAAGCCGCGATTGGTTCAGTCATGATTCAATCTTGCACCCATTTGCCATGAAGGTAATCACTCAACCTATTCGCCCATCTTGGATGCGGGCCAACAGCCCAAAGCATTGGCCTTTCAGACCAACCATAAGCCCAGCCAAAGTAGGCTGCCTTCCAAAATCGTCGTCTCAGTCGCTCTATGATCTCAGTGCTCATGGACATCTTGACCCCTTTTCTCGACGGTCGCGAGTGCAACCCGAAGCATCATGGCGATTTCATCGTTGCTCATTTCAGCCACTGAGATCACAGATATCTTACCTTTCTCCTGGTCGTGGCCAATGCCCACCACCAGCACTGGCGTGTGATGTTTGTGGATCAGGTTCGTGGTCCATTGCCTCATCAAACCTTTGGTAATGGCCCTGACTCCCGTTGCCATAAATTCCTTTCTTCATCCTTGATGAAATCTCGCAATCTATATAGATCATCCTCGTCAGCTTTCCGAAATGAAACCCATTGATTTTCAGCACCTTTGATGAACAACCAAGGAACGCCATGCCATTCACGAAGTAGCATATCGCCCTGGTGTAGATCGTAGAATTCAACATCATCCATCACGTCCGTTCCTTTTCCATCTCATCGAAGAGGTCAGCCGCTTGTTCACCCGTCAGGCCACCCGTCTCCATCTGCCACTTGAACGAGTGGCTATCCCCAAGATGCGAAAACGTTTGCTCCGTGTTCAACCAGGCGGGCCACACGATATCCGGCCCCGGCGTGCTGTTGAACTTGTTGCAATAGGCCAACTCTGTTTGACCAGGCATCAGGCCCTTTTTATATTGGCCATAATGAGAATGAAAGCGCCGATGCCGTAAGGCCGCGTTGCCGCTGAACACGTAGGTGTTTGAATCCTTTTCGAGACGCCACCAGAGC